TGTATAAATATACAGAAAAATGTATAAATATACAGTTTGAAGAGAAAGGAGAAGGAGAAAAAACTTACCGTAAAATAATAGATAAATATAATAAATAAGAAAGGTTGTTTAGATAAGATGAGTAAGCAAAGAAAATTTAAAGTAAATGAATTTGGACAGATAGTATTAACTAAAGAAGAAACTATAATAGAACATAGGAAGATGTGGTTATGGATAGCAAATGAAATAAAAAAAAATAATTATCAAAAGCAAGTAAAAAAAATAAATTATTTAATACACGGATTAGGAATGGATTTATATGGTTCAGAAATAATAATAAATGCTTGTTTCTTATGTAATTATGTAGATTGTAAAAAGAAATATATTTTTTGTAGTGAATGTCCATTGGATTGGGGAAATAATAAAAAAGTAACAGATTATATGTGTATAGATAAAGAGGCAGTTAATGATGGCAAAGGATTATATCAAGAATTTATAAATGCAAATAAAAAAAATGATTATCAAAAAGCAGAACAAATAGCAAGGGATATAGCTAATTTAAAAGAAAGAGCATAAATCTTTATTAAGAGATATTAGAACTTATATAGAAAATTATAAATAATTATAATAATTTTGCTGAGTACAATTTGTACAGTGATTATTTTATAAAAAATTCTTATATAGTTAGTATTAGTCATATAATGACCAACAATAATTATTTAATTGATTTAAAATTTAGTTTTTCTGGAAAATCCATTTTAAAACATTAAATTTAATTAATCAACTTATAGCAAATAGTATAAATATTTATTTATTAAAGGAGGAATTAAGTATGAATGATAATGAAAATTTGGCTATAAAAGAAGTAAATTTTTTAGGTGATACTTTAGTTGCAGTAAAAGACAATCAAAGTAATATTTATGTAGGTGTAAGATGGATTTGTAATGGTATAGGATTATCTGAGGGGCAAAGAAAAAGACAAATATCAAATATTCAATCAGATTTAGTTTTGTCTAAAGGGGTATCAAATTTGATCCTCCCTACAAATGGCGGTAATCAAGAAGTGGTATGTTTATTATTAGATTATATCCCTTTATGGTTAGCTAAAATTAATATTACTCCAACTATGATGCAAGAAAATCCAAACCTAGTTACTAAGTTAATACAATATCAGTTAAAGTGTAAAGATGTATTAGCTAATGCATTTCTATCTCAATTAAATTATCAATATAAATTACCAACAAATTATATAGAAGCTTTAGAACAGTTAGTAGTAGCAGAAAAAGAAAAAGAACAATTAAAAATAGAAAATAAACAACAGCAAGAAAAAATAAAGCAAGATGCTTCTAAAGTTAGTTATTATGATATGATATTAAAAAATAAAAGTTTATTATCTACAACTCAGATTGCTAAAGATTATGGTATGAGTGCTAGAAAATTTAATGAAATTCTTTATAAATTAAAAATTCAATTTAAGCAAAGTGGACAATGGGTTCTATATAGTAATTATCAAAATAAAGGCTATGTTTCAAGTTATACTTTTACATTTGATGATAATAAATCTAAATTAATGACTAAGTGGACTCAAAAAGGTAGAATATTTTTATATAATTTTCTTAAAGAAAATAAAATATTACCAACAATAGAACAAGAAGTTTTAAATTTTTAGGAGAATTATAAAATGAATGAAAATAATTTAAAATTTTTAGAGCTTATGGATAAAAAAGATTTTTTTACATCAGATAAATTAATAGAAGTAATTAAAAATCAATTAATAAATTATTTAGATTATATAGTATCTTTTATAGAAAAAATAAATAATAAATCTGTTACAAATTTTACTAATTTAAGTAATTTAGTATATTTATTAAGTAAAAATTTAGATTTTTATGCAGAGCAAGCAGAAGATAGAAATTATATAAGAGAATTAATTATTAAATTTTTTATATTATTAGAAAATTATAGCAGCAATTTTAATAATCAATATAATTTAATTAGCTTATCACATTTATCATTATTAAAAGCAACTTGTCAAATTACTGAAGCTTTAGAATTATTTTTATAAAATAAATTTACACTTTATTTTTATCAGATATAATATTTAATATAAAATTTATTAAAATTATGGAGGTAATAAAATGAGTAATGGACAATTAAGAGAATTAACAAATGAAGTGGAAATTGTAGGAACATTAAAAAGTTTAGAATGTGAACATTTTACGTCAAAGTCATTAGATGAATATTTAAAAGTAACAGCAGTAATTATGTGTAAAGAAGATAATAAAATTCACGAACATACAGTTAAAGCTTTTGCAAAAAAAGGTAGTAAACCATATAAATCTTTAGAAACTGTTGCAACTCAATATCGAGCAGAAGATAATCCTCTTTTAGAAGGTGAGCCAGATAGAGTTAGAGTTATAGGTAAATTAAAATTTAATGAATATTATAATCAAAATAAAAGCAAAATAGTAGAATTTAATGAAATACAAGGCTCATTTTTTAATAGACTTAAAAAAGATGATGTTAGTTCAGATACAGCTATTGCGATTATTGGTACAGTTATTGATAATTATGTAGAAGAAATTATAAATCAAGTACCTACAGGTAATTATTTAGTTAATTGTTTTACAATAGGTTATAATAATGATTATATTCAATTATGTAATGTTGTTATTTCTAAAGAATTAGCTTCCGAATTTTTAAATTTTTATGAACCAGGTAAAACAGGTGTTTTAACTTATAAAATTAATAATTATGTAGAATTAGAAAAATCAAATAGTATTCAAAGTAATCATGGATTTGGTTCAAAAGAAAAAATTAATAATGTTGTTAAAAAATATGTTAATAATTTAGAAATAATAGGTGGGGATTTACCTTTAATGCCTCCTGAAGAATATACAGCTGAAGAAATTAAAGATGCTAAAAAAATTCACGAATTAAAATTACAATCTTTTAATACTGCTGCTACTTCTATGTTAAAAGGATTTAAACATAATAATAAAAACAATGATTTTTATCCTGAGCCAGATGAATTTGATGAAGATTTACCTTTTTAAATAAATTTATTATATCCCCTGTTTAAGGGGATAAATTTTAATAAATAGGGAGATTAATAATATGCAAAAATTAAATGAAGAACAACAAAAATTAGTTGAAGATAATTATAAGTTAATTTATTTTTTTCTTAAAAAATATAATTTAGATAATGAAGATTGGTATGATATTGCAGCAATAGGCTTATGTAAAGCAGCTAAAGCATATAAACCAGGAGCAACAAAATTTTCTACATATGCTATGGTAGTAATGTTAAATGAAATTAAAATTGAAAAAAGGAAAAAGCTATATAAACAAAAAAGTAAAGAAATTAGTTATAATATTCCATTGGCTAAAAGTAAAGACAGTTTAGAAGAATTAATGCTTGAGGATATTTTAGAAAATAAGAAGAGTTCTGATTTAAGTTCTTATTATATTTATAAAAAAGCATTTAAAGATAGTTTAAACGCATTTGATAAAATTAAACAATCAATTATTTTAGATTTAATTTCGGGTTATAATCAAGTTGAAGTTTGTGAAAAATATAAAATTTATTCTCAATCTTATATTTCTAAAATATATAAAGATTTTAAACAAAAATTTTTAATAAAGGCAGGAGAAAGCGATGGAAGAAACATTAAAAAGAGGTGATATTTATATTGCAGATTTAGCTAAAGGAATTGGTTCAGAAGAATATGGAATAAGACCTGTTATAATTATAAGTAACGATATAGGTAATAATTATAGTCCTATTGTTATAGTAGTTCCTATTACTACAAAACATGGACAAGTTTGTAAAAATAAAAAATTTAAAGGCTTACCTATTCACGTAAGAATTGAAGAATTAGATAAAATATCTTATGCGCTATGTGAACAAATTCAAACTATTAGCAAAGAAAGATTAAAAAATAGAATTTCTAGATTATCTAATTTTACTAAAGATAAAGTAGATTTAGCTTTAAAAATATCTTTAGGAATTGATTAAAAATTGATTTACATTTTACTTTTATCAGATATAATATATATTATAATAAATAAAATTTAATTGTAAAGGAGACTTATTAATGATTGATTTATTAAATTTGGAACCAGTAAAAACTAGTATTGATTTAAATTCTTATACAACTTTTATTTATGGAATACCTAAAATAGGAAAATCAACTTTTGTCTATAATCTTTATAAAGATAAAGTATTATTTTTAGCTACAGAAAATAGATATAAAGTTTTGTCAGGAGCTATGGTACAAAAAATTAATACATGGTCAGATTATTTAACAGTATTAGCTCAATTAAGAAATTCTAAATTAAAAGAAAAATTTGATGTTATTTGTATTGATACTGTAGAAAATTTATATAATATGCTTGAAGAATATATTTTAGCTAAATATAAAGAAACAGAATTTGGATTAGCTGATTGGGGAAAAGATTGGGTAGATTTAAAAAATAGTTGGAAAAATGGTTTATCATTAATAGAACAAATTGGATATTCGCCTTGTTTTATTTCTCACGCAATTCAAGTAACAGAAAAAATACCTGCTTCTGGTATATTAAAAGAACAAGTAAATAATACAATGACTTTAGTTAAAAATAAAAATAGCGAAGATTATTATGAGTTTACAAAATATGTACCAGATTTAAAAGACAAAGTTTTTTCACCTATTAATAAAATGGTAGATAATATTTTATTTATGAATATAACTACTGATGAAAAAGGTGCAGAGCATAGAGTTGCTTATTTAAGAGGCTCTTTACAATGGCTAGCTGGTTCAACTTTTACAGATATTAAGTCAGTTATTCCTTTAGATGCTGAAGAATATAAGAAAGCTGTAAATGAAGCATTAAATTTAATTGATAAAGATTATACTAAAATAGAAAAAGAAGAAAATTCTTATGACTCTCAGCAAGAATTAGATTTTGATGAATTAATGAATGAAGCTAAAAAAATAGGAGTAGATTTAATAAAAGCAGATAAAAAAATTGAAATGCAAAAAATAGTTGATGAAGTTTTTGGTGTAGGTAATAAATTAACTTTAGCTACAAAAGATCAGGTTCAATTATTATATGTTGCTGTTCAACGATTAAAAGAATTATTAGAGGCTTAGACCTCTAATATATTTTTTATTATTTATACTATTTTATAAAACTTATAGGGGGATTAATATGATTACTTTATATTCTACAGATTGTCCAAAATGTAAAATTTTAAAAGAAGAATTAAATAAAAAAGGTATTAGCTTTGAAGAAGTAAATGATGTTGATAAAATGATAAAAATAGGAATTGCAACAGTTCCTTTATTAAAATTAGAAAATGATAAAATATTAGGATTTTATGATGCTTATAAATTTATAAAAACAATATAGGAGGATTATAAAAATGAGTAATACAGATTTTAATATTAAAATGAATTTAGATAAAGATTTTGTACATTTTTTAAAATTTTTATATCAAAAGTATGATGAAAATTTAGCAAGAATTAATGGCTTTCATAATGAAAATCTTAATTTTACTGATTTTATTGATAATTTTATTGATAGTCAAACAGTAGCAGATGTTAGTCCAGATACAAATGCAAATAGTTCAACTAAAGATGTTAATACATTAATGTCAGATATGACAAAGCCCCATTCTAAATTATTATCTTATAATAAAATTTTTTATGAATTAAAAAAGGCGTATGGATTAGAAATAGCAGAAGAATGGTTTGAAGATGAATATAATGGAGTTTTTTATCTTCATAATGCAGCAACTTCTACTTTTAAACCTTATTGTTTTGCTTATGATTTAGATGAGGTAGTAGAAAAAGGATTATTTTTTATTAATAAATTTAAATCTAAACCAGCTCAACATTTAACAACATTTAATGACCATGTTTTAGAATTTATAAGTTGGAATTCAAATCGTACTTCTGGAGCTGTAGGTTTACCTTCATATTTAATTTATTCTTTTTATTTTTGGAAGAAAGATGTAGAAAATAATTTTTATTTAAAAAATCCAGAATATTATAGAAGACAATGCTTTCAAAAATTTATTTATGATTTAAACCAACCTTATTTAAGAATTACTGAATGTGCTTTTACAAATATAACTATTATGGATAGAGAATATTTAGTTAGTATTTTTGGAGACAGAAAGTATCCTGATGGAACTAATATTATAGATTATATTGAAGAGCTTATAGAATATCAAAAATGTTTTATGGAAGTAGTTTCAGAAATAAGAAAAGAACAGTTTATGACTTTTCCTGTTTTAACTTATTCTTTATTATATCAAAATAATAAATTTGTAGATGAAGAATTTGCTAAATGGTGTTGTAATCATAATAATTTATGGTATGATAGTAATTTTTATGTAGGTAATGATGTAGCTTCATTAAGTAATTGTTGTAGATTATTATCTGATACTAAAAAACTTAAAGGATTTATAAATTCTATTGGTGGAACTTCTTTGCAAATTGGCTCAGTACAAGTTAATACTATTAATTTACGACGTATAGCTTTAATTGCAGATATGTTATCTAGTGATAAAACTAAATCTGAAATAAAATTTTATTTTATGTTTAATTTAAAGCAAAAAGTAGAATTATGTATAAAAGTTTTAAAAATAATTAGAAGAATTATTAAACGTAATGTTGAAAAAGGTTTGCTTCCTAATTATAGTTATGGTTTAATAAAATTAGAAAAACAATACTCTACAATAGGAATTACTGCAATGTATGAAGCTTTAAATGATTTAGGTATGATAGAAGAAGATGAATTTGGTAATAAATATTATACTAAAGAAGGATTAGAATTTGCATCAGATATTTTTTCTATAATTAATGAATGTATAGAAAATCAAAATGTAGATTTTAGTTTTAATATAGAAGCAGTACCAGCAGAAAGAGCTAATGTAGTTTTATGCCAAAAAGATAATTTAATATATAAACCTAATAAAGAATATTTTATTTACAGTAATCAATGGATACCTCTTCAGGAAAAATGTACATTAGATGAAAAAATAAAATTAGGTTCAATTTTAGATAAACAATGTGGAGGAGGTCAAATTAGTCATATTAATTTACAAGCTCCTTTTAATAATGATAAACAGTCTTGGGATTTATTAAATTATATAGCAAGTAAAGGCGTTATTTATTTTGCTTATAATGTAAAAACTTTTGTGTGCGAAGATGGTCATGGATTTTTTGGACAAATTTGTCCTAATTGTGGAAAACCAGTAGCAGATAGTTATTCTAGAGTAGTTGGATTTTTAACACCTGTTTCTTCTTATAGTAAAGAAAGAAGGCAGGAATTTAATAAAAGAAAGTGGTTTGATTTAAATGAGAATTAGGACTGTTATGGATGAAAATTATCAAGATTATAAAAAGCCTTCTATGTTAATAGCTACAGCTTTTTGTGATTGGAAATGTTGTATAGAAGGAGAATTTGATATGGAAATTTGTCAAAATTATCATTTAGCTAAAGGTAAAATAGTTGATATAAGTAATGAAAAATTATTTAATAGATATAAAGCTAATAAATTAACTTCTGCAATTATATTAGGTGGATTAGAGCCTTTTATGCAATTTAAAGAAATTTATGATTTTATAAAGTATGTTAGAGATAATAATTGTAATGATGATATTATTATTTATACAGGTTATAATTATGATGAAATTCATAAAAAAATAGAAATTTTAAGAAGTTATAAAAATTTAATTGTAAAATTTGGAAGATATAAAATAAACGGAAGAAAAAAATATGATGAAATGCTTGGCGTAGAATTAGTTTCTGAAAATCAATATGCTGCCAAAATTTTAACGTGGGAGGAGATAAAATCAATTGCAAAATCAAATAAAGAAAAAAGAAATAGATGATAAAATTAAAAAATTATCTATTGATATAGAATTAAATATAAAAGAAGTTATATCAAAAAATTTAAATAAAAAAATTGATGTTTCTGATTTTTTGTTAGCTTATTTATTAGCTGGAGCAGATATTTTTTATACGATAAATCCTTTAAAAGATAAAAAAAATCAAACACTACTTAATTTTATTTTATTAATAAATATAATAGCAAAATCAATTGAAGTTAATAAAAAGGAAGACTAAATATGAATTTTTTAAAAGTTATATTTAATTTTATAAATAAATTAGTAAATTTTGTATTTAATTTATTTTTTATGCTTTTACCATTTATTTTTATTTCAATAGTATTAAAAACAAGTTTTATTTATCTTTTTAATGTTAATTTAAATTTTTATGGATTAGTATCTTTATTAATAGCTTTATTTTTATATTTATATATATTAATAATAGTAATAAATAAATAAGTATTAAAGTCTATCATTTTTATGATAGACTTTTGTTTACATTTGTAATTTATCAGATATAATTTATAATATATAAATAAATTTAACAGGAGGATTACAAAATGAAAAATAATAAAGAAAGATTATATAAATGCAAAGGGTCTTGTGGTAATAAATATTTGTTAAAAGAAATGTATCAAATCTCAAATCAAAATTATTGTAGTGAATGTTATAGAAATAAAATTAAAAATAACGAAGATAGAAAAAGATTATATTATTTAGTAAATAAAATATTTGATATTAGTTTTCCTACTGGATTAATGTTAAAGCAAATTAAAGATTATCAAGAAAAAAGAAACTATAATTTAGAAAATTTGTATTTAGCTTTAAAATATGTAATAGAAATAAAAAAAATAAATTTAGATATTAAATTTGGATTAGCAATATTGCCTTATTATTATGAAGAAGCTAAAAATTATTATGATAATTTAAAAAATAAAAAAAATAATATTAATTGTAAAAATATAAAATTAGTAAAAGTAAAATTAAATACGAAAGAAGATAAAAATAATTATAAAAATAATATACTAATAAATATGGATGACTTAGGAGATGATAAATAAAATGGAAAATTTATTAGTTCCAAAAAGATCGATATATATAATTTTAGGAGCTTTATGTATAAATCCATTTTTAATCAGAGAAAAAGACTTAAATAAAGAAGATTTTGCTATAGAATTATATAAGATTATATTTTCATCAATTTATAATTTAGTATATTCCAATCCAGGTATTCAAAAAATAGACCAAATTGATATTGATAATTATTTATCTACGTATCCTAGTTTATATAAAATATGGGAAAAATATAATGGTTATGATTATATAAAAGATTGTATAGCAAATACTAATTTACAAACTTTTAATAATCATTATGATCGATTAAAAAAATTTTCTTTACTTAGAGATTTAGTTAATAAAGATATAAGTGTATTAGATTTATATAATTATAAAAGCAATGATTTTGCACTTTTAGATAAAGATATGAAAAAAATTGATAAAATGTCTTTAGATGAAATATCAGATCATTATTTATTAAAAGTTATTGATATTAGAGATAAATATAAAAATAAAAAATTATCTAAAGATTTTAAAGCTGGCGATGATATTGATGAACTATTAGATAGTTTAAATGAACAACCTGATTTTGGTCATCCATTTAAAAATGGCTATTATAATTACTTTTTTAGAGGTAAGCAATTAGGAAACTTTATGTTAAGATCTGCTAGTACTGGAGGAGGTAAAACACGATTATCTTTAGCTGATATTTTAGATGTAGGAATTGATGAAATATATAGTTTTAAAAGTAAAAAATATATAAAAAATGGGCCTTGTTATCCAAGTTTAATTATTTCTACTGAAATAAATAAGAAAAAATTACAAATTTTAATGTTGGCTTATATTTCTGGATTAGATACAAGAGTTATTAAAAATGGAAATTATTCAGAAGAAGTAAAAAATCGATTAGATACAGCTAAACAAATTTTAAAAAGAGCTCCAGTATATTTTATTTATACAAGTGATTTTTCAATTCAAGATATAGAATTAGATATTGAAAAATATATTTTAGAAAAAAATGTTAAATATATAGCTTTTGATTATATTCAATTAACGCCAAAATTATCAAGAACAATGTCTAAAGAATTTGGATTAACATTAAGAGAAGATCAGATTTTAGTACAATTTTCTTCAGCTTTAAAAAGAATAGCAGAAAGTTATAATGTATTTATTTTATCAGGAACACAATTAAATAGAACAGCCAAAGATGAAAATAATCGAGATACTTCAGGTTTAAGAGGCGCTTCAAGTATAGGAGATAAAATTGATTATGGTATTATGACTTTTAAAACTAAAGAAAATGATTTAATAAAAATTAAACATATACTTGAAGGAAGAATAGGATTAATAAAGCCAAATTTTTCTCATTGGATTTATAAAAATAGAGATGAAGAAGCTGAAGTAATAATTTGGTCTAATATGGATTTAGGCAATTTAAGAGAAAGACCATTATTTGTTACAGATATAGATTATAATTTATTAGAAATTAATCCTGTAGATATTATATATGATAATAGTGAAAATAGTAATGAAGAAGAAATACTTAGTAATAGCGATAATTTTGAAAATGAATTAATAGATTTTTAAAAGAAGGTTAATATATGTTATCTGCTAATCAAGTCAAAGAATTATTGAGCAAGCAAGATATTTTTGATATTTTGAATGAATTGGGTGGAGAACCAAAGTTTCATAAAAGTGTTATTATATCAAAAACTATTTGTCATAATGGAAGTCACAAAGGTAAAGAGAAATTAATATATTATCCAGATAAAAAAATTTTTAGATGTTATACTGAATGTGGTAATTTTGATATTTTTAAATTAGTTTCATCTGTTTTAAATTTAGATTTTATAAATTCTTTTAAATATATTTGTAATAAATTTAATTTATATTCAAAATCAGATAATTATGAATTTGAGTATATAGATAATTCTTTTTTTAATAAATTTTATAAAGAAAGTGAAAAAATAGAATTATCTATTTTACCAAATTATTATTTAAAATCTTTTTATCAAATATATCATAAGTCGTGGATTAAAGATGGTATTAGTATAGAAGCTATGAAAAAATTTAATATTCATTTTTCTATAAAAAATAATCAAATTATAATTCCACATTATGATATAAATAATAATTTAATAGGTATTAGAGCAAGAAATTTAAATGAAAATTTAGTTAATGAAGGTAAAAAATATGTTCCAATTTTTTATAAAAATAAAATTTTATCTTATCCAACAGGTGCAAATTTATATGGTTTAAATATAAACAAAGATAATATAAAAAAATATAAAACTATTATATTAGTAGAAGCAGAAAAAAGTGTTTTGCAAAGTGAAAGTATGTTTTTTAATAAATCTATAGCAGTAGCTTTAAGTGGTTCATCTTTATCTAGCTATCAAGTAAATTTAATTAAAAATTTAAATATAGAAAATTGTATTATAGCTTTAGATAAAGAATACAAAAATAATGATAGTATAGAAGAAGAATTTTATAAAAATAAAATTTATTTAACTATTATAAGTAAATTAATTCCTTATTTTAATATTTCTGTTATCTGGGATATAGATAATTTATTAAGCTATAAAGACTCACCTCTTGATAAAGGTAAAGAAGTTTTTGAAAAATTATTAAATCAAAAAATAGAAATAAATGAATAAAAAAATATTAATAAAATAGCATAAACATATTTTAACAATTTTATTTATGCTATTTTATTTTACATTTTTTTAAGAACTGATATAATAAATATTAAGTAGTATAAATATCAGGGGGTGCTAGAGGTGGGGAAATATAATAATTTTAATTCTAAATTAGACAATATAACTATTAGGGAAATAAATTCTAAATTAGATTATAATTTAACTTCTTTAAATGATAGAAAACAAAAATTAGATGATATTTTAAGTAATACTAATTTTTATACTGATTATTTCGATAATTATTATAAAAGCAATCTTACAAGCAATGATAATCTTTCAGAAAATAATAATGTTTGTAGGTCTTTAGAAAATATGGCTACTTATTTATTAAATTCTGAAGAAGAAAAAAAACAAAGACAAAAAAATAAAGAATATAAATTATATGTAGATAATAAATATTTTAATTTAAAACTTAATAAAGAAACTTTTTTAAATTCTTGTGAAAATATTGAATTAGAAAATAATATTATTCATTATTTAAAAAATAAAGAAAATAATATTAAAAAAGTGTATAAAACAAAAATTACTCAAGAGGATTTACAAAAAGAAGGATGGTTTGGTGATATATTAAGAAATTATAATGAATGTTTAAATAATTTAACTAATAAATTAACTGATAAACAAAATATAAATCTTTATAATAGATATTATTTAACTAGAGCTAAAGGTCAAATTATAGAAGATATGATTTATTGCAAAGAAAGCTTTTTAAAGCCTATAAAATTAAATTTAAAAATTGAAAATGAGTCTACAAAATACAATTTTGATAACTTTGATTTTACTAATGAAACTCATCTTAAAGGCTTTAAATATAAAAATGATAAAGGTAAATTAATTAATATAAAAGGTTTAATTTATTTTGATTATAAAGATTATGATATAAATGACGATATGTATCATGTTTTGTTAGATTTAGAAAAAATAATAAATAAATCTAATTTAACTTTTTTTGAAAAGCAAGTATTAAAATTATTAAGAAAAGGATTTAATAATTCAGAAATAGCAAAAAAATTAAAGACTAATCATGTTAAAATTATAAGAACAATAAATAAAATTATTAAAAAAATTAAATTAGTTGGTGAAACTTATGATGATAAATAATCTTGAATATGAATGTAATAATATTTTACTTTTAAATAAAAATAAAGAAGGAATTATAAATTATAAAGAAATATCTAAAATAAATATAAATAAATTTTTAAATGATAATAAATATTATACAAGCGATAATTTATGGAACATTTGTTTATCTAAATATAAAGATAATTTTATTAAAGAACTTTATTTTTTAGAACAAAAATTTTATATAGATAAAAAAGATATTTTAAGAATTTTAAGAAAGCAATTTCAATATCGAATATATGAAGCTTCTATAATTGAAGCAATTTGTATATATAATATAAATAAATCTAAAGATTATACTTTATTAAAAACAAGTGATGAAGATGACTATAAAAATAAAATTGATATTAGATTTATAAATAAACATACTCAAATAAATTTTCATTTACAAATAAAAAAATGGAATAAAACTAAATTTAATAAAAATAAAATAAAAAGAGAAAAAGAAATACAAAAAGAAATTTTTGGGTCAGAAGCAATATATTTTGAAATAGATTTTAAAGAAAATAATCCATCTAAAAGAAAATTATTTTATAATACTAAAATAATAGATTTTTCTTATTCAGATGGTAAAGATGATAATTTTTTTAAAAATTTTATTGATTTATTAAATTATATTCATACAGAAAAAATAGAGAAAATTTTAGATTATTATTTAAACTAACTAAAATATTTATTTATAATCTGTACATTTTTATATAATTTATTTATATATATAATATAATTATAATATACAAAATTATTCTAAAATTTAAAAAAAATAAGGAGCAAAAATGAAAAATAATAATTCTCAAATTGAACTTGATAATCAATATTGCTCTTTTTGTGGAACAAATTTAGTTTTAAATATAGACTACAAGAAAAAAGAAATTTTTTTAGTTTGTCCTTTTTGTGGTAAAGAATTTAATCAATCAAATATATCTTTTTTAAATAAAAATTTTTTAAAAGAGCTAATTTTTTAAATAAAGTAGATGAATAAAATGAGCGATAATATAAAAAGACAAAAAATTTGTGATAAATGTGGTAAAATTATTGATATTAATGAAACTTGTAGTTGTTTAAAAAATTTAAAAAATGATTATCAAAAACAATATTATAAAAAAAATAAAAATTTGATGGATGAACTTACAAGTTTAAAATGGGCAAAATTTAGAAAATTAATAATAGACAGAGACAATGGATATTGTCAAAGATGCTATTATAAATATGGAATTATTAATAAATCTAATTTACAAGTTCATCATATTAAGCCTCGTATAAAATATCCAAATTTAGTATATGATGAAAATAATTGTATAACTTTATGTAAAACTTGTAATACTCAATTAGGATTACAAGAAGAATTAGATTTTATTTGGAATAAAAAAGAATTAAATTATAATTTATAAGGAAGTGAAATAATGTTAAAGGAAACCGGTTGTAAAAGAACTCCTGCAGCATTATCAAGTGGAAATATTGAAACTTCAGAAGTTCTAAAATTAAAATATGAACAAGAACAAAGATTAAAAGGTAAAACAGATTTATTAAATATTATACCAGAATATTTAGATGAATTGGCTAAAGAATATTATCAATTTTTAGTTAGTGAATTAGAAGTTAGCAATCTTCTTGGTAATTTAGATGTTCCTATTTTAGAACAAGCAGCAGATTGTTTAAGTAAAATGAGATACTGTGATAATATTCTTAAACAAGATGGTATAATAATAGAAATGCCAGATAGGTACGGAAATCTTCAGCCAAGAGAACATCCAGCAGTAGGTACTAAACAAAAATATTTAACTCAATTTAGATTTTTATGTAATCAATTAGGATTATCTCCTGCATCAAGAGCTGCTTTAGTTGGATTAAAAATACAGAAAAAAGAAAAAGATAACGATCCTTTATTAAAAGTTTTAGAACAAGATTAAATAGAGAGAGGTAAGATGAATGAATTATGAATATTTAAAAAGTCATCCATCTTATAAATATGCTATTGATGTAATAGATAATAAAATTATTGCTGGAAAATATATAAAAATAGTTTGTCAGCAATTTCTAGATGAATTAAATAATGAAAATTCTAAATATTTTTTAGATGAAAAAGAAATAAAAAAAATTACTGATTTATCTAAATTAATAATTATGCCTACTGGAATTAAGGTTGGCATTTCAGCTTATAAAGCTTTAGCTAATTTTCAATGGTTCTTTTTAATCAATGCTTTATGTTGGAAACATAAAGATAATCCATTAAAAAGACGATATGAAAAAAGTGTATTATTAATAGCAAGAAAATCAGGAAAAAGTTTTATTTGTGGATTTATTTTTATAATATTGCTTTTAACTGAACCTAAATATAGCGAATTTTATTCTGTAGCTCCAGATAGAGAATTATCAAGTATAGTAAAAAAAGAGACAGAAAAAATTATTAGTTCTTCTCCTCTTATAGAAAAATATTTTAAAATTTTAAAAAGTGAAATAAAATGCAAACTTACTAATTCAATATTTCAACCATTAGCTACATCAGATAATCGTATGGATGGTAGACAAGCAAATGTTTTTGTTGCAGATGAAGTTGGAGCTTTAAGAAATAGCGGTCCAATTGAAAGTATGATGTCTTCTCAAATGAATATGATAAATAGAACAGGTATTTTAATTAGCACAGCTTATGAAAATCCACGAAATCCAATGGTAGAAGAAATAAAATACTCTGAAAAAGTTTTAAATAAAGTAATAGAAGATGAGACAGTTTTTGCTTTATTATATCAACCAGACGATCCAAAAGATTGGACGAGTGATAAAACATTATTTGAAGCTAATCCTTTAGCTATTGATATTAAAGAAAATTATGATTTTTTAGTTCAAAAAAGAAATAGAGCTTTAGAATTACCTAGTGCAAGGAAAAATTTTTTAACAAAACATTTAAATATTTTTGTTGATGGAGACGAGTCAGAGATTTATGTACCAATCGAAGAAGTTGTAAAATGTAAAATAAACTCTTTTGATTGGTCTAATAAAGAGGTTTATTTAGGTGTTGATTTATCTCAAACAAATGATAATACAGCTATTTCTATGGTCTATTATGATGTTTTAACTGATATTTTTTATGTTAAAGTATGGGGATTTATTCCAACAGATCGAGCTTTACAAAAAAGTAAAGTAGAACATATTGATTATTATATTATGAAAGAAAATGGTTATTGTTATTATTGTGGAGATAAAGTTATAAGCTATAGTTTTGTTGAAGATTTTGTACTTAATTTAGAAAAAAAGTATAAAGTGATTATAAAAGGAATAGGATATGATAGATATAATTGTATTTCTTCAGCTAATAAATGGTATGAAGCCGGTTATAATACAATTGAAATAAAACAACATTCTTCAGTTTTATATCCTGCAACAAAATTATTAAAAGAGTCAATTCTTGAAAATAAATTTAGATATGAAAAAAATCAATTATTTGAGATTAATTTTTCAAATTGTAAAGAAGTTAAAGATACAAATTTAAATACTTTTATAAGTAAGAAAAAATCTACAGGAAAAGTAGATTTAGTTATTGCTACAATAAATGCAATTTGTTTATGGGAAAAGGATATTGAAAATGGATTAAAAAGTAAATATGATGATAATGAATTAGTAATATTTTAGAAAGGAGGTTAATTAATTGTGGCCTTTTAAAAAAAAGGAAAATATTGAAGAACGATCTAGACAGGCAGACTTTAGTTATGGAAGTTTTTTTATATCTTCTTTTTTTGGAGATAATAAAGAAATAACTGAAGAACAAGCTTTAAAAATTCCTGCAATTACTTCGTGCGTTGATTTAATATCTTCTTCTATAGCTCAACTTCCTATTTATTTATATCAAGAAAATAAAAAAGGAGAAGTAATCAAAATAAATGATAATCGAGTTTTTTTATTAAATGAAGAACCTAATAATTTACAAAATGGATATAATTTTAAAAAACAAATAGTTAAAGATTATTTATTATATGGAGCCTCCTATACAAAAATAGAAAAAGTAAGAAATAAAATAACAGCATTTTATAATTTAGAAATAGAAAAAATAACTATTACTAAATATTTAAAAAATTCTTATCAATATGATGCAGTAATTAATTTTAATTATGATATTACAAATCAGCTTAATGAAAATAAATTTTATCCAGAAGATTTAATTATTATTTTAAGAGATAGTGAAGATGGTATTACTTCTAAAGGAGCACTTAAAAATAATTCAGATATTATTAAATTAGCTATAGATGAGCTTGATTATTCGAGGTCTTTAGTTAAAAATGGAGCTTTGCCTATTGGAATTTTAAAAACAGCATCAAAATTAACAGAAAAAGCCATTAAAAATTTAAGAACAAGTTTTGAAAGACTTTACTCAGGGGCATCAAATGCAGGTAAAACAATTCTTTTAGAAGAAGGACTTGATTATAAACCAATTTCAATGAAACCTAATGATTTAGATTTAACTAATTCTAAAAAGAATACTATTTCTGAAATTGCTAGAATTTTTAATGTTCCTGAAGCAATGATTAATAGTTCAGCAAATAAATATAATTCTAATGAACAAAATAGTTTGCATTTTCTCCAATATTGTATATCTCCTATTATTAATGCTTTAGAAGCAGGTATTAATAAATCTACTTTATTGGAAAGTGAAAAAAAGAAAGGATTTTATTGGAGAATAGATACATCTGAATTACTTAGAACAACAGAAAGTCAAAAAGTAGAAACTACGGTAAAAGCTATGCAATCTGGATTGTATTCTATTAATGAAGCTAGATCTAAAATTGATTTACCGTCTTTAAATGAAGATTATCTTACTTGGAGCTTAGGAAGTATTTTTTATAATCCAAAAACAGATAAAATGACTATACCAAATTTAGGTGTTACTTTAGACAAAGATGAAAATAAAACTAAACAAAATAATAATAATAATAAATAAAAAATATAAATTAATTTTAAAAGAAAGGAGATAAAAATGAATTTAGAATTAAGGTCTTTTAATATTAATTTTCGATCTAAAATAGAAGAAGATAATACTGGCATATTAAAAGTTTCAGGATATGCTAATAAAACTGAACAGCTTAGTGAACTTATGTATGATAAAAAAAGTAATCGAAAATTTAGAGAGCTTATTAAAAAAGGAGCTTTTAAAAAATCAATAAAAAATTCTTCTTATGATATAGATTTTTTAGCAGAACATAATGATAAGTTAATTTTGTCATCTACTAGAAATAAATCTTTATTTTTAAATGAAGATGATGAAGGATTGTTTTTTGAAGCAACTATTGTTCCTACTTCTTGGGGACAAGATTACTATAAATTAATTAAAGATGAAATTTTAAGAAATATGAGTTTTGGATTTATTGTAATTAAAGATAAATGGACGTATAATACTTCAAAAAATGAATACTTAAGAACTATAGAGGAATTAGAATTAATTGAAATATCTGTTGTTAGAAATCCTGCTTATCTTCAATCTAATATAGAAGCTCGTGGGATTAATTTGATAAAGAATATAGAAGTACCAAATATTTTATTAAAGGAGAATAGAAAATCAATGGAAAAAAATAAAAATGATAATTTAGTAAATGGAGCTTTAGAACAATGTGAAGAAAAAAGAAATTATATCAGTAATTGGTATAGTCAAAAAAATGTAACAGAAGCATCATTAGATATAATTGCGGAATTATTAAGTATTTCAAATTATTTTAGTAATGCAGGAGAACCAGATAAAGTTAAGAAAATTGCAGAATTTAATTCATTCTTATTACAAATAATATCAGATTATAATACTTCTCTTATTAAAGAAGAAAATGAAAATTTAGATGAGTCAAGGTCTTTAGATAATAATAATGAAAAAAATTCTAATTTACCAAAAGATTTAAAAGATGCTGAAGAATATTTAAATCAAGCAAAACAAATAATTAATAATTTAAAATAAAATTATATTAAAATTATAATGGAGGAACTAAAATGAATAAAAAATTAAAAGAATTAAAAGAACAAAAAAATAGTTGTATAGATAGAGTTGAAGAATTAGTTAATTTAGCTGAGCAAGAAAATAGAACTTTCTCAAGCGAAGAAGAGAAAGAATTTAATACTTTAATTGAAAAAACAAAATCTTTACAAACAGAAATTGAAAAAATTGAAGAAATTAGAGTAAAATCTGAAAGTATCAAAAATATGGAAGGAGAAGTGAAAATGGGAGTTAATAAAGATAATGTAAAGGATAGAGAATTAAGAGGTTTAGAGTTATATTTAAGAAAAGAAGATGGAGAAGAATTAAGAGATTTACAAGTAACAACAAATGGAACTGCTATAATTCCAGAAAATGTAGCTAATACTGTTATTACTAAAATAGAAGAAACTTCTCCAGTTTTTGCTAAAGCTCGTAAGTTTCCATCCGTTGCAGGTACTTTGAAAATAGCTAGAGAAACAGCTTTATCATTAGCAGGTTTTGTTGGTGAAGGTACTAATATTTCAGAATTAGGTTTCAATTTAGAAGATGTTAAATTAACACAAAAAAGAGTTGGCGCAGCAATATCTTTAAGTAATCAACTTATTAATGACTCTGCAATAGATATAGTAAATTACTCAATTAATTTATTAGCTAGAAGAGTTGCAAAAGCTATAGAAAAATCTATTTTAGTCGGTTCTACTGATGATGAATTTAATGGAATAGTTAATGATGATAGTATTGCTAAAGTAACAGCTTCAGGTGCTATCACAATAGATACTTTAATGGATGTAATGAATTCTGTAAATCCTGCTTTTTTAACTGATGCACTTTGGATTGTTCAAAGAAAATGCTTCAATCAAATAGCAAAATTGAAAGATGATATGGGTCATTATTATATGCAAAATGGTGTAGTTAATGGTAAATTAACTTATACATTATTTGGAATTGAAGTTGTTGTAACAGACTCTTTAACTGATACTACTCCTATTGTTTTCGGTTCAATTATAGATAGCTATGCTGTTATGATTAAAAAAGGATTAACTTTACAGCATGTTATAGGTGATACAACTCAAGCTTTAAGAGGTTCTCAATTATTAGTTCTTGATGGTTATATGGATGGTGCAGTTTATAATTCTCAAGGATTAGCAATTTTAACTGTTGGAGCTTAATAAATTTTAATATATTATCAATAAATAGCCTAATTTTTTAGGCTATTTTGTGAGGTGAATAAATTGAAAGCAAAAGTATTAAAAAGTATGATATATATTCCTGATAATAAAGTTGTTAATAAAAACGATTTAATTGAAATTAATGATGATAAATTAATTTATGACCTTTCAAATAAGGGTTTAATTAAAATAGAAAAAGGACCTATAAATAAAAAAAATTTAAAAAAAGTAAGTAGTGATATTGATGAATAAAATATCAAAAATTACTGAGATAGATTTAGAATTTGTAAAAAATTATTTAAAAATAGATTATAATGATGATGATGCTTTTTTAGAAACATTAATTATTTCTGCTAAAAGTTTTATTCAATCTTATCTAAATAAAAATTTTTCAGATATGATTTTAAATAATGAAGAAATACCTAGTGAATTTACTATTGCTTGTCTTGCTCTTGTTTCTCATTGGTATGAAAAACGAGAAATTACAAATAGCAGTCAAACATTAGATGAACTACCTTATATATTTTCAGGAATTCTAGATATGCATAGAAATTGGAATGCTATAGGTGAAGAAAATGAATAATAAAATTTTTAATATTAATCCAGGTAAATTAAATAAAAAAGTTAAAATTTTTAATCAAGCAAATATTTCTGATAAAGCTGGAGGTTATGAAAATCAATTAGAAGAAGTTTGTGAAATATGGGCATCAATTATCACCTTATCTGGAAAAGATTTATGGGAAGCTCAAAAATTAAATGCAGATATTTCTCATAAATTAATTATAAGGAATAGAAAAGATATTAAAAAATCTCAAATTATTAAATATAAAAATAAAATATTTGATATATTATATTTATTAAATGCAAATGACAAAGAAACTTATTTAGAAGTTATGGTAAAGGAGAGACTTCAATAATGTCGACACGAGTGGTTATTCGAATAGAAGGTCAAGAAGAAACAATAAGAAATGTAAGTTCTTTTGATGTTCAAAAAACAGATCAATTAAGAAAAATAGTCAGAGAATTTGGTCGTAAGATTGGTAGTGCTGCTCGTAAAGAAGTTCCAGTATCTCCACCAACTAGAAAAAAAACGCACGGTTCTCCAGGTGATTTAAAAAAGAGTATAAAAGCAAAATATTATTATCAAAATTTAGGAGCTATGGTAGGACCAATGAAACCTAAAGGAGCTCATCGTGGAATTATTGAGTATGGAACAAAAGAACGTACTACTAAAAATGGACACAAGACAGGTAAAATTAGTCCACATCCATTTATGGAACCAGCAAGAAAACAATATGAAAATACTTATAATCAAAAAATTAAAGAAGTATTTGATGAAGATGTTATTGTTTAATTAGGAGAATAAAATGGCAACTAAAATTTTTGAATTACAAAAAAGTATTTTTGAAAGATTAAATAATGATGAAATTTTAAAAAAAATGAATTGCAATGGTATTTTTGACTATGTTCCTGAAGACTTCGATCCACCATATATTTGTTTAGGTCAAATTGTGTCAAATAGCGATGATACAAAAACAGATGTTAATGAAAAAGTCATTTTTTATATTGAAATTTGGAGTGAAGAAAAAGGAAAGAAAAATACTTTAGAATTAATGATTAGAATAGAAGAACTTTTAGAAGAATTTTTAACTTTAGAAACAGGTAATATTATAAAACAAAAAATAAAAAGTAGAGAAGTTATTGAACAAGATTATAAATTGTTTCATGGAAGTTTAGAAATTGAATTTTATATTGAATGGATATAAAATATAAATTTTAAATAGGAGGATAAAAAAATGGGAAATAAAATTACTGGAATGAAAGTAAAATTATATATAATAGATAATGAAACAGGTAAAATTTTAGCAGGACAACGTAATGCAACTTTATCTCGTTCTGCTGATACAATAGATGCAACTTCTAAAGATACTGAAGGATTTTGGAAAGAGTCTTTGCAAGGATTTAAAGAATGGTCTATAGATGCTGATGGTTGTTATGTAACAGATGACGAGGCATATAGTATTTTAGAGTCTGCATTTTTAAATTCAGATAATGTAGATGTTTATTTAGAAATGCCTTCTGGAGAAAAAATGAAAGGTAATTGTAGTATATCAGACTTTAGTTTAGAAGCTCCTTATGATGATTTAGTAACTTATAGTTTATCATTGCAAGGAAATGGCGCTTTAATAAAAATTCCAGCCGAACCGCCTAAAGCAGTTACTGTAACTTTAGTAAGTGATAGTGTTACAGCAAATAGTTTTATATTGGAATTCGATCAAAAAGTTGAAGGATTAACTCAGTATGATATAAAAGTTAATTCCGGAGTAATTACATCTATAGAAGATGTAGTAGAAGAAGGTAAATTTAAAACTAAAGTTAATATGACAATGAAAGAAAATGTTAAATATACTGCAATAATTACTAAATTAGGTTATACGTTTAATAAAGTTGAAAATATTGAGTATGTAGTTGTTTGAAGTGCTCTTGGAACTCCAGTAATTAGTGTAGTGGCCCCTGTGAAAGGGGTTACTCCATCATCAACAGCTACAACAACTGACGAAAATTATACTATAACTTCTTTAGATTGGTTAAATTATGATGGAACAGAAGCAACTTTAATTAATAATAAATTTAAACCTTCAACAAAATATAAAGCAAAAATAATATGTTTAGCTGATGATGGTTATAGATGGACAGGTACCACAACAGCAATTATTGCTAATTCTTCTGAAGTTTCAATTAATATAAACGATGATATAAATAAAAAAGATGCAATTTTATTAATTATAGCTTCTTATGATGCAACCGAAGATGAAATACCGATAATTGTTCCAGCTGAAAAGCTTGATGTAAATATTAGTCCAGGTAATGCTGTAGGGGCTATTAAAGTAGAAGTTACTAATATTATTGGTTCAACAAATAGTTTAAAATATACTATTACAGATAATGAAATAACAGATGTAAACGAAGGAGATATTTTAGAAAATGGATTAAATTTTGTAAATAATCAGGATATTAATATTAATGAAAATCAATATATTAATATTTTTGAAATTTTTAACGAAAATAATCAAGATAAAATTATAAAATATTGTTCTTCGCAAGTAAATGCTTCTGATATTAAAAAGCAAGAATTTTTAATAAATTGGGCTATTACTGATACTAATTGTAGTATAAAAGCTAAAGTAAATAATGAAGAAATTCAAGGAAATTCAGCAAATTTAGAAATAGGAACTCAAGTAACATTTATTGCTACTTTAAATGAAGGATATAAAATAAAAAATTGGATAGTTAATGGTCAAAATTACTATTATAATAATAATTTAAAATCTGCACAAGAAAATATTCAAGTATTAGAAAATTCTATAATTATAACAATAACTGAAAATATTAATATTGATTTAGTAACAGAATTAATAATAAATCAATATAATTTATCATTAATTCAACCAGAAAATGGCATTATTTCAGTAAAAAATTCATTAAATGAAATAATAAAGCCTCCTTGTTTAATAGATGAAGGAACAAATTTAATATTTACTTTAGTTCCAAATGAAAATTATGAATTAAGTAATTGGATAGTTAATGATAAAGAAGTTCAAGCCGAAGATGATAAAACTTTAAAATTATCTATATCTTTAGATACTATAGTAACAGCAAATATTCAAGAAATTGTTTTAAAAACTGTTTCTATAGGAAATCAAAGTAATGAATTAGTACAAGGAACAGGAGCAAATGCTACTTTTGAAATAATAACAAATAATATTGATAATGGAATAACTCCAACTGTTATATGGATAGATACTCAGCCAAATAATTTAACTTATAATATTACAAATATTAATAATAATTCTTCTACTTTAACAATAGAAACAACAAACACAACAAATTATGGTGAAACAAGATTTAAAATTAGTGCAGATGGAATTGAGTCCAATGAAGTAATTTTAAAAATAAAACAATTAATAATTAAAAAAGTTAATTTAAATATAATTCAACCAACTAATGGTGGAACTATAAATGGCACTCAGGGAGAGGTAGAAGTAGGTAGTATTCAAAATTATAATATTAATTTATTAGAAGGTTATAATATTAATGCATGGAATATTACTTCTAATGGAACAAATATTGATAATAATTATATTAATTTATCTGACGATAAAAAATCATTATCTTTAATTGTACCAGACGTGCCAAATGATATTAATATTACAGCTTTATTAAAAGAAGTTGTTACATTACAAGTTGTACAACCTGATAATGGTACGATTTCAATTATTAATCCTGATAATATAGATGTAAATCAAATATCTATTATAGATAAAAATACCGAAGTTACTTTTAAAGTTGCATTAAATGATATAAATAAAGATTATACTATAGAATGGTTAGTAAATGGTAGTAAAATTGAAGGAGAAAATTTAGATACTTTTATTCTAGAAATATCTGAAAATAGTATTATAACTTCGAATTTAAATATAATAGAAAAATATACTATATCTTGGTTAGTTGGTCAAAATGGTAGTTTAGAAGTATTTAATAGTAATGGAGAAAAAGTTATAAGTAATTCAAAATTTATAAAAAATGAAGAATTGCTTTTTGTAGCAGCTCCTAATGAAAATTATAATGTTATATGGCCAAGTTCTTTAGTTGTATTACCAGAAGACAAAAATCAAGCTACTTTAGTAGTTACACAAGATTTAGATTTAGGAGAAATATCTTTTGAACAACAATCTATTTCTAATATAACTTTAGAAGATGGTTCTTTAGGAGAATTAGATGCAGTAAATAATAAAATTACTGGATTAGATACTAAAAAATATTATTCTATTCGACAAACAAGTAATAATACTTCAAAATATTTAAAATTAAATGGAACGTATAGTGAAGAATATGATTTTATAGGTCCAGTATCAGAAGTATCTTTGCCAAGTGATATTCAAGCTAGTTATTATGTTCAAGAAGATACTTTGTCTTTAAAGAATTTTAAATTAGCTAGTGAAGCATATTCTAATATTGAGCTTTCTTGGACAAAACCAAGTTCTAATCCATTAACTAATTATCAACCTTATATTGTTCAAAATGGAATAGAAACAGAATTAACTGAAACTAATTTTTCTGATGATTTACCTATAAAATTAGAAAGTAGTTTATATTCTGGTTCTAGAAAAATGGTTATTAAAAATATTGATAAATTAGTATTTAATCAAGAAGTTCTTATTAGATTAAAATTAATAGGTTGCGATGATTTACAAAATTGCAAAAAAGTTTATGACTATGATTATAAAAAGGCAACTTCTTATATTTATTATAGTACAACTGAACCAATACAAGGAGAAAGTCCTATGTCTGGATTAAGTGCTGTTCATTCTTTACAACCAGAATTATATGAAATAGATCCAGACTCAGTAGTATATAAAAAAGTTTCAGATAATTCTATAGTTAATACAGATGATGTATTTTTAGCAAATACAGATTATTATATAGAAGGAAATATTATTGCAACAGAAAACTGTAATTTTAGAATTGGAGGAAATAGTACATCTCCTTATAATTCTACAGGATTTTCAACTTATATTACTAGTACTGCAGCAACAGATTTAAAAACAACAACTTTTAAACAAAAATTTTGTAAAACTGGTGATTTAGGTGGAATTACTGATTTAATGGCAGAACAAAGTAAAACAATTAGCACAGATTATATTTTAACTTGGACAATTCCAAATAAAGAAAATGCTAAATCTATTCAATTAAAAGATGATTATTATAATGAAAATTATAAAAAGCTTAGAAATACTTTGTCTTTAGATAGTGATACTGTAACAGTTTATGTTAATACTGGAGGCAGTGTAAGTCTTAGATTAATAGTAACTTATAATGATGAAAGTACTAAAAAAAGTAATATAGTAAGTTTTACACATATACCAGAATTAAAAAATTAAAATAAAGGAGTTATAATTATGCAACCAGTGATTATTAAAACAGAAAAAAATGTTTATAAATTTAAAATAAAATATTCTACATTATGTGATTTAAAAGTTTTAGGCGTAGATTTAATGACAGATGCTGGAACTAAAAAATTAATGGAAGACCCATCACAATTAAGATTAGTTTTTTGGAAAGGTCTTGAGTCAGGAGAAGAGAAAGCTTATTCTAAAGAACAAGCATTTGATATTTTTGATGAAATAATGGAAGATTTGGGTCCAGAAGAATTTTCTGAAATTATTCCAAAATCTTTAGCAATTAAAACTAAGCCAAAAGAAGAAGAAACAGAAACACCCACAAAATAAATTTGAATTTTGGGATTATATTGACCAATGTTTAAATAGAGCAATAATTGATTTAAAATTAACTAAAAAAGAATTTTTTGATTTAACTCCGTGGGAATATACTAACTTAATTTATTATTATGATGAAAAACAAGAAAATAACTATACTATTCTTAGAAATGTAGTTTATAATGCTATTTCTAATTTATTTAGAAAAAAAGGCGAAAATGAAATAAAGCTTTTTGAAGATAAAAATAAAAAAGAAAAAGATGTAAATCAAATATTGAAAGAAAGAGATGAGCTATTTAATTTTTTAAATTAAATAGCTTTAATTTTATTAAAATAAAGGAGGTAAGTAAATGTCTCTTATTGTTAAAATTGGTGCAGATGATAGAGAGTTTCAAAGAGCTATGTCAAGACTTACTTCTGATACTAATAATGTAGGTAATAGTTTAATTAAAGTTGGAAAAAAATTAACTACAGCATTAACGGTTCCTATAGCAGGTCTTGGAGCTGGAGTTGTAAAATTAGGATCAGAATTTGAAGCAGCAATGTCGCGACTTGGAGCAACAACAAGTGCAACATCTGAAACTTTAGAAAAATTAAATAAAGTTGCAATGAATATGGGAGCTACAACTCAATATTCTGCTACAGAAAGTGCTCTTGCTATGAATGAATTAGCAAAAGCGGGATTTACAGCAGAGCAAGCTATGGATGCCATAGGTGGTACTTTAAGTATGGCAGCAGTAGAGCAAATGGATTTAGCTGAAGCTGCTCAAATAACTTCAAAAATTATTAATGGAATGCAAATGGAAGCTACAGAAGCTTCTCACGTAGCTGATGTTTTAAGTAAAACTTCTAATGAAACTGCAACAAGTATTTCTTCTTTGGGTGCAGCATTCGCTCCTGTAGCAAGTTTTGCTTCTCAATTAGGTGTTGAATTTGAAGATTTAGCTGCAGCTATAGGTATATCAGCAAATGCTGGTAATGATGGAGCTGTTGCAGGAGAAAAATTAATGGCAGTTCTTAGGAATATTGCAGCGCCTAGCGCTAAAGCAAAAAAAATGCAAAATGCATTAAATATGGAATTTTTTAACTCAGAAGGAGTAATGAAATCATTACCTGAACTTATAGATGAAATTAAAACTAAGACTAATGGTATGACAGATGCTCAAAAAGCAGCAGCTCTAAAAATATCTTTTGGCACCGAGTCATTGGCTGTATTATTACCTTTATTAAAAGAAGGCGGTCAAGCAATATCTGACTATAGTGCAGAATTAAGTAAATCAAATGGCTATGCAGATACAGCAAAAGAAAAAATAAATGATAATTTAATTGGTTCATTAAAATTATTTGTTTCTGCTTTAGAAACTGCAGCAATTTCTTTATATAATAATATAGGACCTGCAATAAAAGCAGTAGTTGATGCAGTAACTAGTATTATTTCAGCTTTTGCACAATTAAGTCCAAGTATTCAACAAAATATAATTTTAATTGCTGGATTATTAGCTGCGTGGGGGCCTTTAGTTTCTATAATAGGAACTGCAGTTAAAGCTTTTGGTGCAATTAAGGCAGCAATAACTATGGCTAAAGCAGCAACTACAGCATTTGGAGCAGTTTCAGCTTTATTAGGCGGACCTATTAATTTAATAGCAGCAGCTATTTTAGCTTTAATTGCTGTAATAGTTTTATTAGTAAAAAACTGGGATAAAGTTAAAGAAGTTACTATTAATTGTTGGAATTCAATTAAAGAATTTATGAGTCCAATTTGCGAAGGAATTGCAAATATTGTTAGTTCAGCTTGGAATAAAATAAAAGAAATCACAGAAAAAGTTTGGAATTGGATTAAAAATTTTCTTAGCAAATGGGGAACTACTATCTTAGCTTTTATAGTTAGTCCTATAGCAGGAATAGTTTTAGTTATTTCTAAAAATTGGAATAAAATTAAAGAAGTCACTGAGAAAATTTGGACTAGTATTAAAGATTTTTTATCAAAAATATTAAATACAATTTTAGTTCCTTTTAAAACTGTATTTGAAGCTATAAAAAATATTGTAGAAAAAGCTTGGAATGGAATAAAAAATGTAATTTCAACTATTATAAATGCAATAGTTTCTTTTATAAAAGGAAAAATTAATGGTATTAAAATTCTTATACAAGGCGCAATGGATTTTATAAAAAATATTTTTGAAACAGGATTTAATGCAGTTAAAATAACTATAGAAACTATTTGGAATAATATTAAAACTATTTTTCAAACAGGAGTTAATATATTAAAAAATATTATAAAGATTTTTACTTCAGCTTTTAAAGGTGATTGGCAAGGTGTTAAACAAGCAGTACTAGCAATTATTAATTCAATTAAAAACCTATTTTCTGTTTTAGTAGGTAACGCAGTATCCTGGGGAAAGAATTTAATGCAAGGATTTTTAAATGGATTATCAGGAACAATGAAAATTGTTATAAATACCGTTAAAAATTTTGTAATGAATATTATTAATACTTTTAGAAATATTTTAAAAATTCATTCTCCTTCTGAAGTTACAACAGAAATAGGTGAATATACAGGTGAAGGAATTGAAAAAGGATTAATAAAATCCAAAGAAAAAGCTAAAGAAGCTGCAGAAGAACTTGCCAAAGGAGTAGAAGAAAGCTTAGATATTAATACAAGTAAATTTGAAAAAATGTGTGATGCTTTAACTGAAGCAATAAAAAAATCTTATGAAGAGCAAAAAGATATACAATCAAAAAGTTTAGAAGCTCAATTAAAAGCTGAAGAAAAAGCATCTGATGAAAGAATAAAAATTTATGATAAAGAGTACAATGAAAAATTAAAATTACTAGATGAAGAAGCTTATAAAAAACAACAATCAATTCAAGCTCAAATAGATGAAATAGAAGCACAAACAGAAGCTGAAGAAAAAGCTTTAGAAGAACAAGAATATCAACAAAAATTAATTGATTTAAAAAAACAAATATCTACAGCAAAATCTGAAGCTGCAACTAATAAAGCTAAAGCTGAAAATGCTGAAGAACAGAAAAAAATTGAAAAAGAATTAGCCGAAGAAATAGCTAAAATTAATAAAGATATTAAAGAAACAATCGCTGATAGAGAAAGAAAATTATTATTAGAACAAAGAAATGAACAAAAAGAAGCATTAAAAGCTCAGATAGATGAAATAAAAGACTCAATAGATAAAAAGAAAGAAATAATGAAAGAAGAATATGATAAATTTAAAGAAAATGAAAATAATAAATTAGAAACTTTTAAAGAAGAAAATAATAAACAAAAAGAAGAATTAGAAAAGCATTATGAAGAAATTTTAAATGATGATAATATTAATGCTGAAGCTAGAAAAATGATTTTAGAAGGCAATCAAGATGAAATATTAAAATTATTAAATGATTATAATCCAAAATGGCAAGACGCAGGACAATCATTAGCGGATAGTTTAATAAATGGTCTAAATTCTGAAAAACAAACAGTAGGAGAAGCAGTCGAAGAAGCTTTAGGTTTAAAAGAAATAATACCTGAACAAAAAGCACAATTAGCAGAATTAAATGAACAAATAAAATTAATGGAAGAAGAAATTGAATACCTAAATGAATTAAAAAGTGAAGCAGATAATAAAAAATCTTCATCTAAATCTAAAATGAGTGTCGATGATAAAGCTTTATCTCAAATAGGTTTAACTTCTGAAGATATTGATGCAATGCAAGCAAATGCAATAAATTTAGATGATAATGAAGAAAATAATGAAAACAATAACTTAGAAAATTCTGATCAGCAAGATAATGATTTATTTAGCGATTTAAATACTGATAATCTTACTGATTTTATTAATAAAAATGAAGAAATAGTAGCTGAAACAAAAAATATTTGGTCTTCTATGGGAGATTGGTTTAAAAATACATGGAATAGTATTTGTTCTTCATGCCAAAATATCTGGGATAATATTAAAAATTATTTTAATTCTTTATGGATAGATATATGTAATAATTGTAATAATGCTTGGAATGATTTTAAACAAAGTTGTATAAATTATTGGAATAATATTGCTAATTCATGTAAAAATATTTGGAATAGTATTACTACTTATTTTAGTGATTTATGGGATACTATTGTTATTTATTTTATGGCTGCATGGGATAATATTAAAAATAATCTTTCTAATGTATGGGATAGTATAATTCAAACTTGTAAATCTTTATGGGAACCTATAGAACAAACTTTCTCAGAAATATGGAATGAAATATCTACATCAGCTATTAGTGCTTGGAATGAAATAAAATCAACTTTACTTTCTATATGGAATAGCATTGTTAATTCTGTAAATTCAATTTTTAGTAAAGCAACATCAATTTTAACAAATATATGGACTATAGCTAAAAATGTAGTAGTTTCTATATGGAATTATATTACTCAATATTTAAAAGCTATATGGGATGCTTTAGTAATAACATGCTCCCCTATTTTTGAAAAAATATCAAAAATAATTACAGATATTTGGACAAAAATAAAAAATATAACTTTAAATATATGGGAAAGTATAAAATCTGCTTTATCTAATTTATGGAATGAAATAATAAACATTATAAATAATATTTGGTCACCAATAAGTTCTTTTTTTAATAAATTATGGACTGAAGTATCTCAATCTTTTATTAATATTTGGAATAATATTAAAAATACTATACAAAAAATCTGGGAAGAAATAAAAACTTTAGCTAATAATATTTGGACATCAATCAAAAAGTTTTTTGAAACAACTTTAGCTTCAATTACTTCTACTTTCAAAAAAAATTGGAATGATATAAAAACTTGGATAACAAATATTTTAAATTCTATAAAAAATACATTTTTGAATATATGGGAAAATATAAAATCTAATATTATAAATATCTGGACAACAATAAAATTAACTGCTATAGATATTTGGACATCAATAAAAAATACTTTAATACAATTAGTAACTACTATTAAAATAACAATAGTAAATTTATTTACAAATTTAAAATCAGTATCAATAAATATTTTTAATAATTTAAAATCTACAATTACTAATACTTGGACTAATTTTAAAAATTTAGTAGTAAATACTGTAACTTCTATGGTTTCTAAAATAGAAAATGCTTTTAATAGATTAAAAACTACTGTTAGTAATATTTGGGAAGGTATAAAATCAAATATAAAAACAGTAATTAATGGAATTATAGGAATTATTAATAAATTTATAGATGGATTTAATATGCCTGCTGAGGCTTTAAACTCTATTCCAGGAGTAAATGCTCCTATAATTAGCCATATTCCTATGTTAGCTAAAGGTGGAAGTTTATATGGAAATGGTAATGCTATTGTTGGGGAAGCAGGACCAGAATTATTAACAAAAAGTGGTTCTAATTTAAAAGTAACTCCTTTGTCAGGAAGAGACAAATCACTATCAAGTCAAGGATTATTAAATAATAATTCAATAAATGGAGTTATTGAAGTTCCTGTAACTTTAGATAGTAAAATTATAGCAAAAGTTATTGCTCCTATGATTGATGTTAAAATTAAACAATCAGCAGATCAAAAATCAAGAGCAAAAGGAAGGTGGTAATAAAATGGAAATATTATATAATGATTTTAATTTATCTTCTATTGGAAGAGTATTAGAAGTTCAAAGGCCTTTAATGCCTACTCCTGCTTTAACTACAGGAAGTATACCTGGAAAAGATGGCTCAATTTTATATTATAAACAATTTTCATCTATAAATATTTTAGTAAAATTACTTATTACTACTAAAGATGTTCAAGAATTAAGACAAAAAATAAGATTATTATCTTCAAAAATAAACTATAATGAACCTAAAAAATTAATTTTTAATGATGAACCTGATAAATATATTAATGCAATTATTTCTGATGGAATAAGTCTAGAAGAAATTGCATCTTATGGTAAATGTACTTTAGATTTTTTATGTACAGATCCTTATTGGTATGCCGTAGATGATGATATAATAACTATTTTTAAAAAAGGACAAACTATTTTTAATAGACAGGGAACTGCTATATCATATCCAATAATAGAAGTTTATGGAGCCAGTAATAATAATGGAAGTTTTATTATTTCTAATGAAGAAACTACTGTGACATTTACTGGAGAATTAAAATTAAATGAAAAATTAATTTTAGACTCTGATTTAATGACGGCTTATATTTTAACTTCAAATAATGAAAAAATCTCAGTAATTCAAAATTTAGATTTATTAGATTTTATAACTTTAAATAATGGAGAAAATAAAATAAATATTAACACATTAAATGGAGCTTCTTTAACAAAAGTAATTATAAAATGTAAATCTAGATGGTTATAAAATATCGTACATTATTTTATGACAAGTATATAAATATATTATAAAATAAAAATAATTTATAAATTATTAGAAAGGAAAATATAAGTGAGTACTAATTTTAGCTATTTATCTTCTATTGATTATAAGAACTTAAAAAATAGTATTAATCAAATAAATAGTAAAATAGGTCCTCGTCCAATAATTTTAGATGAAAATTATAAAGCATTAGCTATAATAAATAATATTATTAACGCTGAATTAAATCAAGAATTAAATAGTATAGATGAATTTTCTTTTAGTATTTCTTATAACGATCCTAAAAAAGAATTTTTAAAAAATGAAAATTTAATACAGATGTTTGATACCATATATATAATTAGAGAGATAACTAAAATCAAAAATTCATCTGAACTTACTTTAGAAGTTTATTCTGAGGCTTTATGGTATGATATCCAATTTACTGATCCTCTTACAGTAATTTCTTGGACTAAAAAAACGGCAAATCAAATGATTAAAGATATTTTATCAAAAACAGATTGGACAATTGGAACAATAGATTTTACTAATTCTAAAACATTAACTTTAGATGAAAATAATATTAATCCATTAAGTGCTTTATATGAAGTAAAAAATCTTTTTGATGGAAATTTAGTATTTGATACAAATAATAAAACAGTTAGTTTATTAAAAGAAAATGAAAAACATTCAGGAGCTTCAATTATTTATAAAAAAAATATTGAGTCTATAGAAGCAAAATATGATACAAAAGATTTAACAACTAAACTTTATATTTATGGTAAAGATAATTTATCAATTGATAGTATAAATGAAGGAAAAAAATATTTAGAAAATTATACTTATACTTCAAAAAAACGAGTTAAAGTTTTAAAAGATGAAAGATTTACAGATAAATATCATTTACTTGAATATGGTTATCAACAATTAGAAAAATTAAGCAAACCTAAAATAAGCTATAAAACTACTGCTTTAAATTTAAAAAGTTTATCAGGATTAAGTCATGAACAATTCTCTATAGGAAGTATTATACGAGTCTATGATAAAGAACTCAATTTAGATATTAATACAAAAATTACAAAATGGGTTTATAATATTGTAGAGCCATGGAATACGAAAATTGAACTAGAAATATCAGATGAAAGTGTTTCAAGTTTTCTTTCTGAAAATTTAAATTCAGAAAATTATAATAATGAAAATTTAGAAACTTCTTCAGGATTTAATTTACTTATGAATTCTAGAGCTGATGATGGATTTGCTTATTGGGAAAATGATGGATTTGAAATAGATGACCAAATAGGATTAACAGGTTGGTCAAGCTTCAAAACAATTATTGGTTCAGATAAAATAAAAACTTTATCTCAAACAATATATCCTTCTACTAGAGAAAATTATACGGTCAGTGGATATTTAAGTTTGCCAGATGATTATATTTACAATTCTAGTGCTAAGATAGGTATTGAATTAACTATAAATTATGAAGATGGAACTAATGAAGTTATTTATATTCCTTTCTTAGGACAAGGAGCTGAAAATAATGAATAATTTTGAACGTATTTTTAAAAAAATTACTCCAAAAGAAAATCTTAAAATTAAAAATATTAAATTCAAATTAAAAGTAGAAAATGATAATCAAGAATACCATTTTACAGATTTAATGTTTCAAGAAGGAGCAAATTTAGCACCTTGGATTGAACATACTTCAGAAATGTATCGAACTAAAGCTCCTAGAGTAGTTATTAGATATAGAGATATTACTAGGTATCAAGATATTTCTGATTTATTAGTACTTCAGGGAGCTAATGGTGGAGAAGATTTAAACTCTATTTTAAGCTCTATAAAAGATGTTTTTGTTCAAATTTATAATACAATTAAAAATAAAGGGATAACAATAAAAGATGATAAATTATCTAGTATAATTGAAGCAATTAATAATATTCAAATATCAACTTCATCATTAGATGCTATAGCAGCAGCTCTTGTTTCTAATGAAGCTTTTGGAATAACAAGCTGCCAATCTACTGAAAGTGCTATAATAGATGTTATTAGTAGTCATACTTGCAAAGGATCTGATACTGAACAACAAACTTTAGAAGAAATACAACAAGCTTTAATTGAACGTGGTGTAGAAGTTAATGATGCTAAAAAGATTATAATTTTGTCATCTATTTCTACTATGCTTGATGGAATTTGTGATGCATTTGAGTTGAAAGGATTTGGAAGACCAAATAATGATATTCCAAGTATTATAGATTTTATTAATTCAATTTCTACAGAAAATTTAGATTTAGTTCCTATACAAGAAAAATTAAATGAAATGGGTTGGATTACAAGCGAAGCTACAGTAAATAGTATTCTAAATACTCTAAATAAAACTATATTGTGTACAGAATGTAGTCATAATAATTGTTATTATATTCAAGAAGAACAATATCCTGCAGTGGAAAAATATCCTGACCCGACTGATCCAACAAAATTAGTCGATCCAACTATTCCAGGTAGAGGTTGTAAAGAATATGCTAATTGTTTATTTTTAGATAGTTCAGTTACTTTTTGGGTTGAATATGGTGAAGGCGCAAAATTTGATATTCAAATAGTGTATGCAAAACAAGGACCATTTTCAACCAATGGAAATTCAAAATTTGATTTAGAATTTAATACAGGAATTTATACTGAAAATATTGGCGATTTTTTAGGCTATTGTAATAATACTGGATTTATAATTAATCTTCTTGAAGGAAATGATAATGAAATACTAACTAAAAACTTTACTTATACTACTACAGGATATCAAGAAGATTTGGCTGAAGCATTAATGCAATTTCCTGATGCTGTACCAGCAGCAATTTTTACTGTTAATACAGAGAATATTAATTCAACTACCTATAAATTTTGGATATATAAATTAATTATTACTTCTTATGGAGTAGATGGAGAAACTACCGAAGTTTTATATAATGATTATCCACAAGTTGATATAGGAGAAAAAGTTACTTTTACTGATACCGAAGTAGGAACAGTAGATATTGGACCAGATTATGCAATTGCTCCTTGGAAAAGATATGAATAGGAGGTTCTCATATGCCTAACATTCAAAGATTTTTTAAAACTATTTCTCCATCAGATACTAGCCAAAATATATATAGTATAGATTTTAAATTAGTAATAAAAGATAATATAAATTTAAATAAAAAAATTAATGCTTTAGATTTATCTTTACAAGAACAGGATAAATTAAGTCAATTTGAAACTCATATAGCAGATAAAAATGAAATACAAAAAAATTATACATTTTTTAATGGTATAATTCATAAAGAAGATACTATAATAATTCCTTATAGTTCAGAAATTGATAATAATAAAAATAAACTAACTACTTATTTAGATTGGATAATAAAAGTTAATAAATTAATTTTAAATAATGATTTAGAAATAGGATGTAGAAGAAGTAATAAAAAATTTAAAATAAATTCAATTTTATCAGAAGCAGATGAATTATATATAAAAGGTAGTACTTCTGAACAGTTTTTAAATAATAACAATTCTTATTATATTGATAATTCTTATTTAAGAGTAGCTAATTGGAATAATACTTTTTATATTAAATGTAATCAAAATTGTTATTTAAATTTTATTATAGGTTATTATGATAATTTAAAAACTGAAGGAGAAATATTATTATGAATATGTGCTGGATTGACTCAAATAATAGTCAAATATATAATTGCTTACAAAAATATTCTAATAAAATGGGTCAAATTGGAATATGCAATTTTTTTATAAATAAAAATAATTTAATTGAAAATAATTTTAATAATGAATTAAATCAAATTATTTTAAAAAATAATAAAGTAAAATGGCTATTAACAATTCAAAATAAATCAAAAGAAGCAATTATTAATTTAATAAACAACGAAGATAATCAAAATAATTTTTTAATTCAATTAGAAAATTTGCTTAAGCAATATTGTGTTAATGGAATAGACTTAAGATTTAAAAATTGTGGAGGCATAGAAAATCAAAATAATATTAAAAATTTTTTTAATAAAGTATATAACTTTTTGAACAAAAAAAAGTATATATTAAATATTTGTTTGCCTCCTATAACTAAAGCTAATAATTCTATTCATAATGAAAATTGGTGTGCATATGAAGATTATATTAATTCATTAGATACTGTTTCAATTATGAGTTGTGACAATATTTATTCTTATTCAAATAAAAATGAATTAGAAGGAATTTGTCCTAAAAATTGGTTAAACAAAATATGTAGTTATGCTTTAAAATGTTTTAATTCTAATCAAATTTTATTAGGAATTAATATTCAAAGTTTAAATTATTCTTTAAATAATCAAGATATAAATAAAAATCTAAATTTTGATAGTTATTATGAAGCTATAGATTGGATATATGGAAATAAAAATTATAATAATATTTTAAATAATCAAAATCAAAATTATATACCATTTATATCTTATTTAAACGAGAATGAAAAATATTGCTATAGTTTACCTTATATTTATAATTATATAAATCCAAATTATTTTTTAAAAATTGATAATAAAATTAGTCAAGGAGAAATATATATAAGACCTTTTAAAGATAAACAGAATAATTTTATTTTTCCTAATAAATATTGTATGATTTTTGAATTTTTAAGACAAGAACCTAGAAATTTAGAACTTTGGTTTGATAATTGGACAAAATATAATAACTTAATAAATTTAAATAACTATTATAATATTCAGGGTCAATGGACTATAGCTGATAATTCTTATTTAAAAGGTCAAGGACAATTAATATTAAAAAATAATGAATTTAATAATGGAAAAGTTACTATTTCAATTAAATCTAAAACAGGATTAATAGGACCTACTTACGAAAATTACTGGGCTTGTTGTGATTTTGAAAATAATCAAATTAAGCTTTTTTATAATAATAATTTAATACAAACCATATCAGAAAATTTAAATAAAAATAATATTAATATTATTTCATTACAAGTAAGAGAAAATTCAATAAGAATTTATTATAATAATAATTTAATTATAAAAGTTAATAATTTATTTTCTTCTATTGGTTTACCTGGATTAAAATCTTTAGAAACTTGTGAAATAAATTATCTTCAATTTTCTGATGCGTGGATTTATAAGCCTCAAGAAAGTTTTAATATTTTTATAAATAATAATAACTATGAAATAGGACGTATAAAAAGAACAAATATTGAATGGAATAAAAATAATAATACTTTTAAGTTAACTAAAGATATAGAAGAAAAAGAAACTCGAATAGAAACAATTTCTAATAAATATATTTTTAAAACTTTAAATAACTTAGATTTTGAAATAAATAAATTAATAAATTTTAATTATGAAATAGAAGATAGCAATGTAAATTTAAGAAAAATTTATATAGGAGATGATAATGGATGTAGTATAATATTTTATAATGATGCGAATATCCTATCTTATTGGAATAATCAAGTTAAACATAAATATAATATGCTTGGAACTTGTATAGATAATTTAGGAAAAGAAGACAAAAGAATTTGGGATATATTACCAAATTATATAAGTACTTAATTTTAAAAAATATAAGGAGGTATAAAATGAGTATACCTGTATTAAACGAGATGGACAAAATTGCTAATCAAACGCATAACGATTTAATTATTTTTTTTATTTTAATTATTATAGCTTTAGTTATTTTTATAATTCCTTTTTATAAATTAATTTTAAAATCTAAAAAAGAAAATAATGAAATACAAATTAAAAAAGACGAAAATTTATTAAAAATAATACAAGAAAATACTGAAGTATTATCATCTTTAAAAGTAACTCTTGAAAATATTTATAAAAATACTGATTTAACTTTACAAGAAATCAATTTAAAATTAATTACTTTAGAAGATGAAAGAAATTCTTTAGATAAAGAAAATTTTAGTATATTAACAATAATTAATAATAAAATAGATAAAATTCAAGAAGAATTAAATGAATTAAAAAAAAATAGTTTAAATTAAGAAAGAAAGTGATAAAATGACTGATAATTTAGATTTTTTAAATAAATTTTTAATTTTACCAATTTTAGGAATTTGTATTGTTATTGGTTATATTATTAAGCAATCTTTAGATTTTATACCTAATAAATATATACCTTTAATTATGGCATTCTTAGGTTTAATTCTAAATATTTGGTTTAATGATTTTAAATTTGATATAAATATTTTATTACAAGGATTAATTAGCGGTTTAGCAAGTACAGGATTTTATGAAACTTTTAGGAATTTAATAAATAATAGCAATAATAAAAATAATAAAAAGGATGATAATAATGAATATAAATTATAGACAATCACCAAATAAATCAAGTAGAAATGGATGGGTTCCAGATATTATAGTTTGTCATATAACAGAAGGAAACTATAATGGTTCAGTTGATTGGCTATGCAATAAAAAATCTCAAGCCTCTTCGCATTTTGTTGTAAGTAGACAAGGAGAAGTTTCTCAATTAGTAGATTTAAAAGATATGTCTTGGTGCAATGGAACTTCTAATGTTTCTTCTGATAAAAGATTTTATGGTTTATCTACTTCATCAATAATAAAAAATAGAAAATGTAATGCTAATTATTATACAATAAGTATAGAAACAGAAGGTTATTCTGCTACAACAAAAGGTTCGCTTTCTAATAGTCAATTTAATTCTTTAGTAAATTTAATTATATATATTAAAGAACAAATAAAAAAAATATATAATATTAATTTAATTATTGATAGAAAACATATTTTAGGTCATTATGAAATAAATCCAATTACTAAGCCTAATTGTCCAGGCTCAGAATTTCCTTTTGATAAACTTATTAAAGAAGTTAATAAAAGACTAAATAATACTTCTAATAATATTATAGAAAATAATAGTAATTTATATAAAGTAAGATTGTCTTGGGATAATTCTCAATCTCAAATTGGAGCATTTTCAAATTTAAATAATGCCATAAATTTAGTTAAACAAAATAATAAATATAAAGTTTTTAATGAAGACGGAGACCAAATTTATCCTAAATCAGAAGAAAAAATTAAAGTTGGTTCAAAAATTAAAATAATTGGAACTACTTATGCTACTGGTCAAAATATACCTAACTGGGTTAAAAATAATATTTATACTGTTTCTAAAATAAAAGATAATAAATGTTTAATTAAAGAGATAGTTAGCTGGGTTTATATAAATGATTTAGTTATTTTTAATTAATCTTAATTTACATTTTATCTAAAACTGATATAAATATAATTAATAAATATATATTATTTATTTATTAATTTAAAAATAAAGGATTGATATTATGAAAATATCTAATATTAGAGTTTATGGATTGCAAGAAAGTTTAATTGCTTCAGGATATCCTATGAAAAATAATAATCAAATTGAAAATTTAAGCAATAATATGGTTTTTGACTCAAAAGTAGATATAAAAAGAGGTGAAAGACTAGCAAATACAAAGATAGGAGAAGGTCACGATAATTTTTTAAATGGTATTATAGTTCAATTTGATTTGAAAACAAATTTAAAATTTTGGCCACAACTCCAACGTTATCATTTTGTTGATTTTGTTAGTAGCCAATCTATAATGCATACTGTAGAGAAAATTAATTTTAAAAAAGCTGAAAATTATTTTAATAAATATATAAGTTATTCAAAAATTTGTGAACTAGAAGAAAAAAGACAAAAATATTTATTAGCTAAAGAAGAAAATAATAAAGATTTAATTGAAGAAGCTTTTAATGATTTAGTATATAATATTCCATTAGGATTTGAATATACTGCAAGATTAACTACTAATTATCGTCAATTAAAAACAATTTATAATCAAAGAAAAAATCATAAATTAAAAGAATGGAGAGACTTTTGTAAGTCATTAAAAGATTTACCTATGTCTAATCTTTTTATTATTGAAAATTAAAAATAAGCTACATTATGTAGCTTATCTATTTTTAATATTCTATTTATCTTCTTCATTATTTTCTAATGCTTTTAAATATGCAGGTTCATCTTTCCAATCACCATATGCTAACCATATATAACATTCATCTGATGTTGCGAAAATATATTCTGAAACTCCACCATCTATATCATAATATTCATGTTCAAATGTTTCATTTTCATTTAATCTTGAAATAGTTTCTGCCATAGGAAATCTATATTTACCATTGCTATTCATTATTAATTCTTCATTAAAATGCATTCTTCTAAAGATATTTTTAACTGTGATAAATTTATTTGCTTGAGTACTACTTTCATCAAAATATATTGTTCCTTCAAAAACGTCACATTTCTCATTGTTTATAGTTACTATCTTTTTAGTTTTATTCATATTGATTATCTCCTTTATTTGTTTATTTATTATTTATTATGATATAATTATATCAATTTTCTTCTAATACGTACATATCAATACTAGACAAAAATAAAGTAGATTTTTATACAATTTATACAAAAAAATAAAGGCCTATTTTAAATAGACCTAAATTTATTATTTTATTTACATTAAAAATTTATCAAATATACAAACAGGTATACAAATTCTTATAGCCATATCATTGTTATCTAATAAATTTGAAAAATCTTTTATATAAGCTTCTACATTAAAAAATTTATTTAAATTATTTATTTTTTCATTGATATTAAAACATATATTATCATTGTCTATTTTTGTTTGCAATATATGCATATATAAATTAAATTCATTTTTATAAATTATAAATTCAAAAAATAATTCATTAATAACATAATCATTTAAGTTAGAATATTTATTTAAACATACATCTAAGAATAAATTTTTTATTAATAATTTTTTAAAATCTAATTGCAATTTATCTGATACCTCATTAATTTTGTTAATATTCATCATAATAAGCCCCTTTATTTATTTATATAAATTAGTATTTTTTAGCTTAATTTATATAATAGATAAAAATACTAAAAAACTACTATATAAAATAAAGATTAATTAATAAAAATAATAATTTACATATTTTCTAAATAACATACTGCTAATTTAAAAATTATATAAACAAAAGCTATTAAACAAAATGCCTTAAATCCAAAATATAAATATTCTTGTAAACAATCTAAAAAATTAACATATTCTAAATAATAATTTGTTACTCCAGCATAAGTTCCTATCATAATAAAAATCTCCCTTCAATATCATAATTTATTTTTTAAATTTATTTATTATTTTATTTATATTGAAACTTATATCCACCAACTTTATATTTACGTCCAGCTATTGTTTCTCTACCTGTTCTTAAGCTTTCTCTAATCCAACCACTATTACAAATATTATTTTCTGATGCCCATTTCATTGTTTCAATTAATCCTTCAATAGTTAAAATTAAAATTCCATCTTTAAAAATCTGAATATGTTTCTTACGATTACCTCTTCTATTACTACCATTATTAATAATAATGTTATTTGTCTTATAAAATTCTTCTTGACTTATTTCTTTTTGATTGCTATTAATATTATCTATTTTATTTTTATTTTCTTGTGCTTTAGATTTTATTTCTTCAAATTTATTTATAAATTGCTTATCATTTTCTTCAGACTCAACAGATATTTCATTAAATATATTTTTTTTATTTTCTCTTTTTATTGCTTCTTTAACTAATCTTAATAATTTATCTTTATTCATATTCCATCTTCTAGCTATATTATATATTTTTGCTACATCTCTAAGCTGTTCTAATGTTAAATTATCAATATCTATATTTATCATATCATTAATCTCCTTTCTATCTTATAAAACTTGAAAATGTTATATGTTTTGCTTTTACATTATATTTTTTAGCTAATTCATCTGACTTTTGATTAAATTTTAAAATATAAGGATTTATCTCTTTTTTAGCTTCTTCTCTACTAATAGCTCCTACATTATATTTAAATCTTGCTTCTTTTGCTTTATTTAAAAGCTCCAAAACCTCGTCTGTCATAATTGCTATCACCTCTCTCTTATACATTTCTCTTATAATTATATTATATCAAGTCCGCAAAATAAAGATATTGACTTTTTTAACAAAAATAATATTAATTTTTTGTATATTTTTAACAAATTATTAAATTAATTCTACAGCTATAATTTCATTACCTTTTGTAACAGAACTTCTTAAAGTTAACCTAGATGATGCTAAATTAATATTTTCAGTATTGCAAGTATAAACTTTATTTTTCGTTTTTAAATTAATAATTATATCATTTTTTAATGTTAAAATTTTAAAAACTTCTGATTTATTACTATAAGCATTTTTTACTATTTTTTTATTAAGATTAAATACTCTAAAATCTAATTTATTAATTTTACCATCTTTATAAATTATAATAATATATTTATATTTATTATCTAAAATTGTATAGCCAATTATTAATTTATTTTCTTCTAGCTCTAGAAATGTAGGTAAATATAATCCTAAAGATTTAGTTTTCATTTCTTGAATTAAACTTATATTAATTTTATAAAAATTTTGTTTATTATCAAAAATAATTAAGTTTTTATTATTATTTGTTTTAAATTTATCTAAAATAATATCGCCTGGCTTTAAATTAATATCATTTTGTTCATTTCTATATTTATAACAATATCCATCTTTTGTTAAATAAATAAATACTTCATAATCTTCTATTTTTTTCTCAATTAAGCTATAAGATACTTTTTTAGTACTATTATCTATTTCAATAATTTTTGTTTGTCTTTCTTTTCCATATTTTTGCTTTATATCTATTAAATCTTTAATAATTACTTTATTTATTTGTTTTTCAGAATTAATAATTTTTTTTAGTTTATTTATTTCTATATTTAATTTATCTATTTCTAAAATTTTATCTTCAATAAAAAATTTATTCATATTTCTCATTTTCATATTTGCAATATAAGAAGCTTGATTACTTGAAAATTTAAATTTTATTTTTAATTTATCTTCAATTTCTTTATCTTTAGAATTTTTAATTATATTAATTACTTCATCTATATTATTTAATAAAATTTTAAAACTTTCTAAAATATTAATTCTCTCTAATAATTGAGATAATTTATAATTTAATTCTTTTTTAATACAATTTCTTCTCCAAATTAACCATTCTTCAATTATTTGATTAACGCCTAAGACTCTTGGTAAATTATTAATTAAAACATTCATATTACAATTATAAGTATTCTCTAAAGGTGTAAATTTATAAAGTTTTTCTATTAACAAATTTTTATCTATATTTCTTTTTAATTCAAGAGAAATTGCCATTGTATTTAAACCAGTTAAATCGTGGATTTTTAAAACTTCTTTTATTTTTAAATCTTTTATTAAATTAACAATTTTATCTATTACTGCTTCTCTTGTAACACCATAAGGAAGCTCTGTAATAATTAATTCATCATCTTTAGCCTCAATTTTAGCTCTTAATTTTAAAGAAACTCTTCCTAAATTATTAAGCTGTTGAAAAATATTGTCATCTTTTATAATATATCCACCTGTAGCAAAATCAGGTATTAATAAATTATGTTTGTTTGTATTTAAATAATTTATAACTTCATCACAAACTTCTGATAGATTAAAAGACGGTAATTTTGATGAAAATCCTATAGCTATTCCTTCTTGAGCATTAAGTAAAATATAAGGGAATTTTATATTAATAAATTCTGGTTCTTGTAAAGTTCCATCATAATTATTTTTAAATTCTATAAAATTTTTATTTAAATTTTTTAACATATCAATAGCGAAATCTGACAATTTTATTTCGGTATATCTGTCTGCAGCAGGTGCTAAATCTCTAGAAGTATATTGTCCAAAGTTACCTTTTCCATCTAATAAAGGATGCAATTGATTATCTTTTTGAACCATAGAAACTATAGTAGGATAAGTTGTCGAATGAGGATGATAAAACATAACTCTTCCTGCTACTGACATTGATTTTTTAAAAGAAATTACATTCATTTCTTTCATTGCCCATAATATTCTTCTATACGATATTTTTAATCCATCATATAAAGAAGGAATTGCTCGATTTAATAAAACTTCTGCAGAAAAATCCATCATATATTCTTCTATTAAATTGCTAATATCTTTATTTATCATTTTTGCCTCCTAAACTAAATATTTATATATTTATTAAGATTGTTTGATATATATTCTTTTCTATAAGAAACATCTAAACCCATCCAATTTTCTAAAACTTTTGTCATTTCTTTAGCATCTTGAATAGTTATTTTTATCAAATTTCTTGTTTTTGCATTCGTTGCTGTTTCATACATTGTTTTTGCATCTAATTCTCCAAGTCCTTTAACTCTAGAAATAGTATAATCAGTTTTAATTGATAATAATTCTTTATCTTTTTGTTGTTCAGAATAATAATAAATTATATTTTTATTTTTTGTTTTTACTTCATACAAAGGAGTTTGAACGATATAAATATATCCTTGCTTTAAAAGTGTAGGCATTAATCTATAAAACATTGTTATTACTAAACATCTAATTTGAAAGCCATCTGCATCTTGGTCGCTTGCTAAAATTATTTTTCCATATCTTAGATTATTAATATTAAAACTTTCTAAATCTTTATTATATCTATCTGTTTCAATACCACAACCTAAGCTTCTAACTAAATCAAGAATAATTTGATTTTTAAAAATAATATTATAATCTGATTTTAAACAATTTAATATTTTACCTCTTAAAGCATAAGCTGCTTGATAAGTTGCATCTCTAGCTAAAATAACTGAACCTAATGCACTATCACCTTCTGCTATAAATAATTCAGATTTATCATTATGAATTTTACAATCTACTAATTTTTCAATCCTATTATTAATAGTTATTTTTTCAGTTAATTTTTTCTTTAAATTTTGCTTTGCTTTTAAAGCTATTGTATTATGCTTTTGAACTAATAATAAATGATTTATAAATTTTTTAAACATTTCTTCTTTTTCAGTTTTAAATATTTCTAATGTTAATTGAGCTTGCTTTTTAGCTATATCTTTATATAATTGCTTATTAGTAGATAATTTAGTTTGATTGCTAAATTCAACTTTGTTAGATAAATTAATACATAAAAAACTTACTGAATTTTCAACATCTAATAAAGAAAAACTATTTATATCCTTAGGAAATAAATTATTACTTTTACAATATTTACTACAATATAACTTTATTCCATTTAAAATTCCCTCATTAAAACTTCCGCCTTCTTCTAAATAAGTTAAATTTAAATAACTTTCTTGAATTTGCTGCTCTAAAGATGTTGTTGTTAAATATAATTTTATTTGATTAACTTCATTATTATCATTATAAGTAGTTAAATTTATATCAAAAATATCTGAAGTAACTTGATTATTAACTAAATTTTCAAAATATTCTTTAGAATTTTCATAATAATATAAAAATACTTCGTTTATATATTTAAAATAAATTTTAATTTTTGGTGAACTTACTGCAAAATGATTAAGTATATTTTTAATAATCTCTTTATTATAGATAGTGCTTGTATAAATATCAGGATCTAATTTAAATATAATTTGAGTTCCATGCTCTTCTTTATTGCAAGCTTCTTTGGATAGTTCTTGACTTATTTCTCCTCCATTTTCAAAAATAATAGAATACTTAAAGCCTTCATATTTTGATATTACTTTAAAAAAAGAAGATGTATAATTAATAACAGTATTACCAACACCATTCGTTCCAGTTGTGGTTTGTTCATTTTCAGTATACTTTGTTCCTGCAAAAAGTGTTCTAAATAAAAGTTCATAATTTTTAATTCCATTAGTTTCTCCATCTATTTGGATACCTCTACCAGTATCCAAAATAGACAAAGTTTGATTATCTTCTTTCAATTCTACTTCTATTTGACCATTTTCAAAATTATTAATGATTTCATCGCAAGCATTAGCAACAACTTCTTTTAGGGGATGATAATAATTTGAACTTGAACCAAACCAGATAGATATTTTTTCTCTAGCTTGTTCTTTTGTAGTAAGAACTTTTATTTTGTCATGCTTCATATTAGTCCTCCTTATTTGTTTTATAAATTAAATTATTTCTTTTTCTACTAATTTATTGTAAATATATTTATAATTTTTATGAGGTAAAATCTCACCATAAATTCTTGCATATCTTTTACATAAGCCATCAATAAATTCTTCAAAATTCTCAGTTTTTGTAAATAATCCTTCATTTTTAATTTTTATTAATTCCATCTTTGCATTCATTTTAAATCCTCCAATCTAATTAAAATAATAGCAAATACTCCTAGAAAATCTAGAAGTATTTTATTATATTTTATAAATAACAAACTAATGAACAATATAATCTGTGTTTATTTTCTTCTTCGTTTTGTGCTTTTTTAACTATTCTTTGGCTTCTTTTGTATGTACTAACAATTAACTTATTATTTTCTAAATGTAAATCTTCAAGCATCTCTTGCAAAGTATATTCTTTTCTATTATCAATAAAATCAACAAATGCTAACATATCATTTAATCCTAATATTTCAATTTCTTCTTCTTCATTTGCTGCTTTTTCAACTATAGCTGCTGTTAATAAAATCCACGCTTCAATTTCTTTTATATCTGTTGTTCCTTGATGTTTTCTAAATTCTATTGTTCCATGCTTAATATAACTTTTTATATTTAAACTTCTATATCTTTCTCTTACACCTTGTGCTAAAAATCCAATATTATGACTTTCTTTTCTTAATTCTTTCATATCTTTATTAATCTCTACTGTATCAGCTAAAATATCTTGGCAATAATAACTATCTTCATATCTTCTAGGATTTATTATACTTCTAATTGCATTAAACTCATACTTTGCATATAAATTGAATAATCTTTGTACTTGAAAATTATCAAAATCTCTAATATCATGATGTACATGAAAACCAGCTTTTTTTCCGCCGTGTGCTTTAATTTGTTTTCTTAAAATCTCAACAACTTTTTCTAATTCATCAAAATCTTCTAAAACAGGACTTACTACTTCCCATCCGCATTTATCTAAACTACCATCAGGAACTATTTTCCAACTATCAATTAAATCTGGGCTATTGTGGTCATAATTAAATTCACAATTAATACCTGCTGCTTTGATTAAATCTACTGCTTTTCTAGGGTCAACTTTTGTCATAACTTCTAATTCTACTCCAAATCTCATTTTTCTTGTCTTCATATTTATTATCTCCTTTACTTATTTATTTGTTTATTTATTATTTATTATGATATAATTATATCAATTTTCTTGTAACTTGTATATAGACAAACTAGACAAAATTTGAAGTATTTTCTATACAAAATTAACAAAAAATCTTTAGTAAATTTAAATATATCTTTTTCTTTATAGTAATTTTATATAAATCTTATGTATTTTTTAAAACTTTTTTATCTGTTATTTTATTTAAATAAAGTATTTAAATTAATTCAATAAATATTCTTTAATAATTATATCTTTTAACTTATTTTTAAATTTATTTACTCTTTGATTAGCTGCTTGTCTTGTAATTCCATATTTTTCTGCATAATATTTAATAGAATGATTTTTTTTATTTAATAAAACTGATAACAATTCTTTGTCTTCATCACTAACTATATATTTTTTAATTAATAAACAAAGTTCTTTATATTCTAATAATTCTTGAGCTGTTTCTTTATCATCATATAACATTTCTTCTAAAGTAGAATATTCTTTATTGTCATTTTCTTTTAAGGGGGCATTTAATGATATTACTCCATTATTTTTATTTTTTAATGAAAATTTTTTAAAAGTTACATTCCTTACGCCTTTTAAAATTTTATAATATAAATAAGTTGAAAACTGATTACCTAAGCATGGATTATATTGTTTATAAGCTCGCCATAATTCTAATAAAAGTTCTTGTAAAAAATCTTCTTCTTCTGTTTTATTATAAAAAAATTTTAAATTAGCTTTTTTTACTTGAGCAATTACAATTGGCATAAATTCTTCTTTGACTTCTTCAAAACTCATAAGCTTTATTTCATTATCAGAAAGTATTATCATCTTTTTTTCACTCATATTATTAATCTCCTTTATTCTTTATTTGTTTAAATATATTTATTTAAATAAAATACTATTCTAGAATTTTAATTATAAAATATTCTAGAATAATATTTATTATTTATATATTTTTTATCTATATTCTAAAAATTTTTTTAATTTAATAAATTTTTTATTTTTGTTTCAATTTTAAACAAGTATAATTATTATTTTCATTTTTTTTAACTAATATATAATTATTTAAAATTTTATTATAAATAGAACATTTTTTATAATTTCTAGAACATTTTAAACAATTTTGTTTCAAAAAACTAATATATTCATTCATATTTTCAAAAATTCCTATAAAATCTGATTGATAGATATTTAATTTTACATAAGCATTATCTTTATCAATATAAACTCTTTCAACTCTAGGAAGTGCTATATCATCATCTACCCAAACTTCTGCTTTTGTCAAACAATCAAACATAACTTTAAAATAATTATTCGGATCTTTACCTTTTCTATCAAAAAAATATATTAAATCTACAAAAATTAATTTATTTTTATCAGGCATTTTCCAATTTTGTTTAATTATTTCTTGCTTTACATAAGGAATAAATTCTTTACAATAATCTATAGTTTCTTTAGCAGAATAAGATTGAACATATTTTTTATTAGTTCCTGAAACTCTATAATTTAAATAATGATTATTTGATGGAGGTATAGGTGATACTAATTTAAGCATTATATTTCTCCATAAATTCTATTACTCTTTTATAAATATTTTCTTCTTTTAAACTTTCGGCATTTAACCATAAATTTATATTATGTTCAGTATCTAATAATTTAAAATCTAAACTATCTCTTTTAATTCTATCTTCAATCTTGTCTAAATTTTCCTTTCTTAAAGATAATCTATTTAATTGCTCTCTTTTTCCTATATAAAGATATATTCCTAAAACTTGATTTTTATATTTTTCTTTTATTTCTAAAAATCTTCTTGGTTCAATTATTAAATATTTTGATTTACTTAAATTTATAAAATCATTTTTATTAAATCCATATTGCCACATATATTTTAATGTTTCTATATAAAAACTTCTTGTAAAAATTAATATATCTTGATTTTTTAATTCATTAAAAAATTCATTACTTATAAATTTATAATCAAAAAATTCATAACTTTCATCATCACGCTTTTGTCTTGTTGTATATTGATAAATTGGTTCAAAATTGCTATTTTCTTTAAGTTTATTAAATAATGTTGATTTACCACTACCGCTTTTTCCAATAATACAAAAAATTTTATTTAACATTATTAATCCCTACTTTAATTTTTTAATAATTATTTTTTTGTCTATCATAATTAATTTGATGTTTCTTTTTATATCTTTCTAATATTTCATCTTTTGTCATTCCTAAAGCTCCTGCAACATTCATAACAAAATGAAGAACATCAATAAATTCATCTTTAGCTAAATCATATTGCTTATCAAAATCATAATTTTCTTTATCATATTTCTTGGACCAAGGTTTAATATAAGGAATTTCTCTTCCACATTCATGCAATTCTTCAGTAGCAAAATATAATTGGCCTCTAATATAATTAGCTAAATCTTTTTTTGTCATATTTTCTAAATTATAACCTAAACTTTCTTGAAATTCCAAACATTCTTTTAAAATATACTCTAAACTATCCATAACTATAACTCCTTTAATTTTAAAATTTAAATTTAATATATTTATATCTGTTATATTTAAAATGTAAATTAAAATTATAAAATTATTTATCTAATTTATTTTTATCTATAAAAACTTCTATTTTTTCAAAATTATAATTCCCTATTTTGTAAGTTGTATGATTATATAAACTACCTATTTTTCGTGGTATAAATTGGTCATTTTTTCTATATCCTACTATAACTATTTTTGTACCTCTTTCAAACCAAGAAATATCTAATATTATTTTTTCTTTATCTTTTATTTCTACAATTTTTTCATCATAATAATTATATAAAGCTTTAGAATAATTAACAACAACTAATCCATATTGAGTAAGAAGATATATTAAATGTTTACTTTTATTTTTTTCTACTACTGTTCCACCAATTAAATCTACTTTTATTTTTGGTCTTTTAGAGCTATAATCTTTAATTGGTTCTTCAGGTAAATTATAAAAATTAGATAATTCAAAATAATTTTTTATAGGCATTAAATCAAATTCGTGTTTATCTGAGTAAAATAATAATGTTTCAATTTCCCACGACTCTTTTGTTCCTTTACAATTTTCTTGCCAAAATTTATTTTTTATTATTTTGTTATATAAATCTATAGCCTCTTGAGAATTTATATATTGTAATAATTTTACTATACTTTTCTTGTAAAATCTGTCAAATTTTGTACTGTCTATAATTAATTTATTATTTTTAAAACTATAATCTACATCTTTAGAATATTTTTCAATAAATTCTTTTTCTAATTCTTCATTTATTTCAATTTTATTTCTGCCAAAAACTTTATTTCTAAAATTATATATTTTTAATTCTTCTTCAAATTTTTCTTTATCTATATAATTTATAATAATAGGTAGTTGAACCATTGTTATTTTTTTCTTATTTTCTACTGCATAATTTACAAAGTCTATCATTATTTTTTTTCTATCTTTATTAAAACAATCAAAACATCCAGCTTTAATTAAACTTATAATTTGTTTATTAGATATTTTTACTTTATTTAAAAAATCATTAAAACCACTAAAAGGACGTAATTGCAATATTAAATTTATTGCATCATTACTTAAACCAATAATAGGCTTTAATCCAAATAAAATTTGATTAGTTTCTTCTAAAGGAGTAAATCCTAATTCAGATATATTTATATCAGGATTTTTTATAACCCCTTTCATATCTCCAACTGCTTTAGCTAATGCTCCATAATTAGTTCCATTAATATTATCTTCAGATAAGCCAGAATTAACTGCTAAACATGCAGTTTGCCAATAAATTGTTCCATATCTATAACAAATATTCATTTCAATCATTAAAATTAATGTATACCCAGTAGTATGTGGATTAGAAAATGAATAACTAAAAGAAGGTTTAAAACAATTATCCCATACATAGTCTAAAAATATTTTTCTAGCTCCTAAACTTAAGCCTTTTTTAATATATTTATTATATTCTACTTCTAATTCTTTCTTATTTTGCTTAGCTATTAATTTTCGATATTTATTTGCTTCTGTTAAATTATAATTAGATATATTTTTATCCATTATTACTTTCATTATTAATTCTTGAGAGTCACAAATACCATAATTTTTTAATAAAAGATTTTTTAAAACATCTATCTCTTTTTGATTTAATCCATAATCTTTCATTTCTTTAAACCATAAATCTATATTTTTTTTATATCTAATAAATTTATCTAAGGGCTGTTCTCCTTCACAATTTAATCTCATTAAGTTATTTCCAATACATAATTCATCAAAAGTTCTTGCATTAAGTTTTTTCAAAGCTTGTTGTCCTATTGGAGTAGTATATTGAAAAGCATCCAATACTTTTCCTTCATATAACAAATCAAACATCTCTTGAGCATTCATCTCTAAAATATCAGGATGAAAATAATTATTATAAGTTTTTCTTAAAGACTCTTTCCATTGTATTTTATTATATTTTAATAATAAATTTAAAGCTTCTTTAATTCTCTGTAATGCATTTATAGATAAAAAATCTAATTTTAACCCACCCATATATTCAGTATCTACAGCATCAAATTGAGTTATAGCTAAATTAGAAGTAGTAGTCATCATTGCATTTTGTTTAATATAACTATTATTAAAAATAATCACTGCTGAAGCATGCTGCCCACGCCCAGATACTAATCCTTCAATAGCTAACATAGTTTCTTTTAAATTATCATATTTTTCTACAATATTAATAAAATCTTTCGCTGGCTTTTTACCTTTTTCTTCATTTCCATAAAAACATTCTTTTAAAGTCCATATTCCACCTTTTTCTACTGGAATTAATTTAGATAAATTTTGAGCAATATCAGTATCTATTTTTAATCCTCTACAAGAAGTTAATACTGCTGATCTTGCACCTTCTGTAGTAAAAGTTCCAACATTAAGAACATTATTTTTTCCATATTTTTGTTTTACTAATTCTAATATTTCTAATCTTTTACTTCCTTCTGTGTCAATATCAATCACACTACTTAATTTTTAAAAATAGTGCGGACTATATCATAGTCTTCAGCTTAATCTGTTCAGACTCCATGCGCTTCGAATATAGCCATACAAAACTATATCCTATCTACTCAGCTAATTATTTAATTTATAATTGCTTTTCGTTAGTCTCTTCACATTTATTTAAATCATCTTTTAATATCCAATAAATTCCATTAAGTTTTTCAAATCCAGAAATTTTATATTGTTTTGGCTTTTTATATCCTATATTTGCAGTTTTATAGTTATTAATAAGATATTGAATTAATTCAGATTTCGTATCAAATTCTATAAAAGAGCTATCTCTTAAATATAAAATACAAGCTTTAGCTTTTGGATTATTTTTTCCTTTTAATAATCCATTCTTCTTTTTTAAATCAGACAATTTTTTCTTTTTTTCTTCAGACCATTTATTATTATAATTAGGATTATTTTTACCTTTATATCTTCCTTTCATTTTTAAAGATAAATTTTGTTTTTGAATATCTGTCCAATAATTTTGATAATTAGGATTATTTTTTCCATAATTACAAAATTCTTTACAACAATAATTTTCCCCTAATTTATAATAATATTGCTGATAATAAACTTCTTTTTTTCTTACTTCATTAATATTATCTGACTCAAATAAAATTATAACTTCAACATTTTCTATTCCTATTTTTGATACTTCTTCTTTCCACAAATTTGAACGAATTTTAAAATCAAACTCTCTTTTATTTTTAGAATATTTACCACCAATATAAAAAATTTTATTATTTATTTTATTTTTATGAGCATATACATAAAATTTTTTAATTTTTATTCCTCCTAAGGAATTAAAAGATAATTTAAAATTTAGCACAGCGATTGTCTTTTTATTTTAAAGATTTTCCCTGTTAGCAAAAGCATTAACTAATCATTTCCTATTAGAAACTAACGCTGCTTTCACACCGATTGTTAATCGTTCACATGGTTATTCGATAATCATTTCTGATTAAAGGGACGTTATTTCATCCGGCATTGTAGGACGTTCTTCAGATAAAAATCTCCAATAAGGTAAATCATATTTCAAAGGATTAACTTGAACTATATCTAAAAGATAATTAGTATAATAACAAGCTGCTGAACCTCTACTAGGACCTACTAAAGAAACTTTCCACATTAAATCTATAATCTCTTTTGTTAATACAAAATAAGATGATAAATTTTGATTTAATTTTTCAGAAATATTATAAATAGTTTTTAACTCTAAATTAATTCTTGATAAATTTTCATCATTTAATTCTTCATTTTTTTCAATCATTCCATTAGCTATTAAATGTAAATAATATTTATTAATTTTTTCTTCACTATTAGCAAATATTTTTAAATATTTATATTTCTCATAATATGGACTAAATAAATTATTTAATTTAAATTCTGGTATATAAGCATTAGGAATTTGTATATTTTGTTTAAAATCTATATCTTCTAATTTATTTTTAATTTCTAAAGTATTATTACATAATTCATCTAATAATTTACTATCAAAATAATTATTTAATTCTTTTTTACTCATAATATAAGTTGTTTTATAAAATTCTTGTACTTCTCTTTCTCCTTCGTCTGATTTTAAATAAATTTCATGAATTTTAGCTTGACTTTTATTAAGATAATGAGCATCAGTTGTTACTATACATTTAATATTAAATTTTTTACTTATATTATAAAGTAATTTATTAGCTTTATCTTGATTACTTCCTTTATCATTAGGTTGTAATTCTATATAAAAATTATTTTCAAATAAACTTTTACACCATTTTAAAAATTCTTCAGCTTCTTCATTTTTATTTTCTAATAATAAAGTAGGTAATTCTCCTCCTAAACAAGCAGTTGAAGCAATTAAATCTCCTTTATATTCTTTAGCTATTTTTTCTAAATTATGCTTATATGTTGGAACTCTTTGCATACCTTTATAGTAAAAATTATTTTCCCAAGCTAATGAACTTAATTTTTTTAAAGCTTCATATCCTCTACTGTTTTTTGCTACTAATATAAAATGATAAAAAAGTATTTTTTCATTTAATTCTTTGAGTTTATTTACTTTATTTATATCTACTAAATATATCTCATTACCAAATCCTAATTTAAAATCTTTATCTATTATACCTGCTTCTTGTTGTTTTTTAAGATAATTTTGAGCTTTTATATGAGAGCTTAAACATTCGTGTTCAGTTAATATTAATCCATTTAGTCCTACTTCATAAGAATAGTTTATTAAATCTTCTATTTTATTAATTGAGTCTCGTAATCTAAAATTTGAAAAACAGCTATGACAATGAACTTCAAACCATGTATTCATTTTATTTATCATAATTATTATCCTTTCTTATTTACTAAATAAAACAAATTATGACAAAATATATTATATTTTATCATAATTTTATCAAAAAGATATTATTTTATTAAATAAAGTATTTTTATTTTAATAAATATAAATGAGGCATTGAAACAAATACATTTAATTCTTTATTTTGCTTAATAAAATTTTTATTTAAATACCATTTTAAAAAAGTTATATCATCTTTTAAAGTAAAAATATTAGCAGATCTTTGGAATACATTCATTATTACTTTTCCTTTAAAAATTGAAAATTGAATACAACTAATACATTCATCATTTGAAACAATAATCTGTCTAGGTGATGTAATTATTCCTATTTCAAATTTATATAAGATATGGTCAAGTTCAGTTTTTACTCTTTTATAGTATAATTTATCTGTTTTAGGGAAAATAACTTCATAGACATTAGGATTAATTAATAAAAAACTTTCATAATTAATAATTGAATTATCTTGGTATTCTATTTTTAAATCTTTATTATCAATAATAAACTTTGGTTCATAAATTATATTTTCGAAAATTTTCATTTTATAAACTCCTATTAAATTTATTTATTATTTATTTCAAATCCTCGTTCATTCCAAAATTTTTTAGAACTTAATTTTAATTCTTTTAATAATTTTATATAAATATTTCTAACATTTTCAAAAACTTTTAAATGAGCTGAACCTGTACCTGCTACTTCATGCTTTAATCTTTCTCCATAAATAAAACTATCTGGATGCCATTCAAATTTATCATTTTTAGAATATGGAGCATATAATCTTGTAGAATGTTCAGTTTGTGATGATTGTATATAAAAATAATCTGGAGCATCAAAATCTATTAAATTAAAGCAAGCTATAGGATAAACACTACACAATTCAACATACATTTTTAAAGCTAATACTACATCACTAGAAGGTTGAATTTGCTCATCTTTTCTTTGATTTAAAAATCCTAATAAATCTTTTAAATTACAACCTACATAATAAGAAGTATCATGGCACTTTGGTAAGCATAACCTTGCATCCATCATAGATATTTTATCACTATCAACCATATCTGCATATAATTGTATACAATCTTTCATTAATTTTATATATCTATCTTTAAATTCTGGAGAATTAGAAATTGCTTCAGGCATTGTAATATTATGGCATCTTTGGTCTCTATCTCCTGTACAAGATGATGAAAAACTAAAAGTTCTATGACGAAGTAAATGAGTAACATCTTGAATATTAATTCCATCAATTAAATAAACAAATCTTATTAATTCTAAAGCTGTAGGTAAAGTCTTTTTATTAAATATATTATACATTGCTTCTAATCTTTCGCTAAGCAAAAACTTTTTTTCACTAGGAAAATCTGTCCAAGTCATTTCTACAAATTCTGGCATAAATTCAAGTAAATCATTAAATTTAGTATAATTAACTAAAGAAACTTTAATATTAAGCAAATCATTAACTACTTTTCCTGAAGGTTCTTGATTTCGTCTATTTGTCATAGGTAATGGTATAGGTTCTAAATTCATATTTTTAGGCATTTCAAATCTTCCTTTCTTATTAAATTAATTTTTTATTTTTTAATTCTAAAACTATCTCATTTATAGGTTTAATTGTAGAGTCAATTTTTATCTTATTTTTGTATAAAGAATTATTAAAACACTTTTCATAAATTTTTTTATGATAATCAAAATCTATTATTTTATGATTTGTTTTTCTACATCTTCTAATTAATTCTTTAGTTTGACAATCTAAATAAATAACTAAAATTTTATTTCCTAATACTTTGCTTAAAATTTTTTCTAATTTTTTATATTTTTTCTTTAAACTTTTTGGTCTTTTAAAAATCTCGCAATAAGCTCTAAATCCAATTGTTGCTCTATCAATTGTAATATGTTTATAATTACATTGTTTATTTATCTCTTGTATCAAAGTTGTTTTTCCACTTCTATCGACGCCGCATAAAATTATTATTTTAGGATTTACTTCTAATTTTATATTAATCACCTCCTTATTTATTTATATAATTTTATTTATATCTGTTTCATTTTAAGTGTAAATTAAAATTATTTATTTAGTTATTTTAATTATTTTTTTACCAGTTAATCCTCCATACATACTAATCATATCTTTAGCTAAACCTCTTGGACACATAGGAAGTAAATTATTAGAATTATATAACTTTATAAATTCATTTGTTAAAAGTTGATTTTGGGTTAAATAAAAAACTAAATCTTTTAAATTTTGAAACTTTTCATTATCTTTATTAATTAAAAATAATTGATTAAATAAATCTGGTAATACAATATTAGTATCATATTCATTTTTTAAAACTTCAAAAGCGGTTTGTCTATATAAAGTTTGTAATTCTTTACTTTTAGATATTTCTTTAAGCTGATTAATCATTGTATCTGGGTTATCTTCATCATAAATTACTGCAAAATTATCTATAGTAATATAACTTTTACCTTCTTTAGTTCTACATCTTTGAGCCCACTGCTTATTAACTATTAAAATTGAACCAGCCAAAATTGCTTCTTGCATAGTATATTCCATTCTATCGCCATAAAAAGATTGTTCTATATCAGAGCTAAATTTAAAAGGAACCCATGCAAACATATAATTACTAAAAATATCTATTACTTGGCTATTTGCTATTCTAGGATAAGTATCTACAATAGGATTTTCATTTCTAGGAAGATTTTTTTGTAATAAATTGTTACAATTTTTATGATTTAAAATATTATGTTTACAACCCATAGATGTATCCATTCCATATATATAGCAATTAAATCCATTATCTTTTAATTTTTCAGATAAATCTAATAATTTTTTAGGACCTTTATATAAAACAAATCTACCTATATATACAATTGAATTTTCTTTCTTTATTTCAAAATCTCTTTTTTTATTAATATCAATCCATAAATGCATAGGATAACATTTATCCTTTTTTGATGGTAAAGCTTGAGCTATTTCTTTTATATAATAACTTTTAGCAGAATGATTATATATAGCATCAGAAAAATTAAGATATGCCCATAAATAAGGAGTCTCATTAATAGCTTTTAAAAAAGAAGTATGTTGCATTTGAATTTTAATAGGCTTTAAATCTTTATACATTTCAAAAAAAGCTTTTATATCTTCTGCTTTTAAACCTGAATGCATTTTTGGAAAATTTAATAAAATTATTAAATCATATTTATTTAATTCATTTTTAATATTTTCTATTTGAGTATAATTAAAAATTTTATATTTATGTTGATATTTATCTTTATAAGTTGGTTCATTTCTTTTCCAAATAGGATGATAATAATAAGTCACAATTTCTAAATCATTTTTTAAACTCCAATTATACATTTCTTCTACTGATGTACTTTCTCCATCAATCATTCTAGGATAGCCTCTTAATATTGCAATTTTTCTATTTTTATATAAATTCATAATTTTCCTCCTCTACTTTATTTTCTTTTTTATAAATAAAAAGCTAAAAATATTTAAAAGCTTTTAACTTATTAAAATATTTTTTAGCTTATTTATTTTAAATTTAAATATCGCTTTCTTTTGCTAGCTTATCTATTTTATTGCAAAGATTTAATATTTTTTCAATTTTTTTTGAATTAAATTCTTTTGATAAATCAGTTTTCATATTATTATCTATAGCTTCAATATTTTTTTGATAATCAAGATATTTTTCAATTTTTTTATCTAATTCATTTATTCTATTAATTGTATCTAAAAAAATATCATTAATTTCGTGAGTAGAATTACCTAAATTTATCTCATTAGAAGTATATAAATATACAGAAATTACATCAGCCATTTTAACTAATAAATATATAAAAGGTTCAGTATCTTTAAAATTATCTAATTCTGAATAAACTTCATAATATTCTGGTAAATTATTTTTTATATAATTTAATTCTGCTTTTCTTAATATATCTCTTAGCTCTTGATTATCTCTTTTAAAATCATATGATAAATCATTAGAAACTAATTCTGGAATATCATGAACGATAATATATTCTATAGCTCTTTGTCTTATTTTTCTATCAATTTTATAATAATCACAAATTTTAAATAAACTCGCTGCAGCAATAAACGTATGAGTAGCTACTGACTCATTTTTAATTTTAGGACGATTATTATATCTAATCATTTCTCCAAGTGATAAAATTCTAGTATCATCAAATATTTGCAAAAATTTATCAAGTTTTTTATTATCTATTGACATTATTCAATTTCTCCTTTCCATTTTTTATATTCTTTTTCTAATAAAGCATCATAAAGTTCTTGATATGTTACACAAATTGCTATTGCACTTTCAGCTAACATTAAATTAAATTGAGAAGTATTTTTTAAATTTTCACAAAAATAAATAATAGGTTTATTATTAGCATAAGCATAACCAGCTTCAAATATGGTACCTGTATCTATTTTACCTTTATCACCATTAGAAGTATTTACTAAAATAATATCGCAATCTAAAATTGATACTAAATTCTTATTTAAAGTTTCTTTTCTTTGCTTTTGAGTTGCATTTGGTAAACAACAAGTTTCTTTTCTAGGTGAAAATACTTCATAGCCACATTCTTCAATAATTTGTTCTAAATTTTGAACTTGATCTAAATGTAAAGGACAAAACCAACCACTTGCTAAATAAATCTTTTTTTTGCTCATTAAATATTCCTCCTTATTTTTTATTTTTAATTAATTTATATAAAATATTTATATCTATAAATTTAAAAATGTAAATTAAATTTTAAAACTTTTTAAAAAAATATATTATCAATAGTTACTTCATCTTTTAATATTTCTATATTTTTTGGTAATAAAATCTCATTTAAAATAAGACAAGGATTATTAGACCAAGAAATTGATGGTGTACCTATAACTGAAAGTTCAATACAAGAATTAAAATTATTACCTAAAATATCGCTTAAATTTATAGAACTTGAATTGTACATTATAAATTCTATTCCATCTTTATATAAAGTAAGCATATTTCCTTTTTTCTTAATATATTTCTTTTCAAAATTTATATTTAAAAAAGCAAATAAAGGTTGATAAACTTTACCTCCAATTATTTCTAAATTATTATTTATATCTTCTATAGCTACTTTCGAAATTGAACCATCTAAAATTAAATCTACATCATAAATATAATTATCATTTTTTAATTCATTAGACAATTCTTTAAATTTTTCCAAATTTTCTTTTTTAATACATATTCCAAAAGCATTAGAATGACCTTGAGCATATTTTACTAGATTTGTTTTTATACACCAACTTTTAAAATCTTTAAGTACTTTTTCATATCCTCTTGCTGAACCCATATAATAATCTTTATTTTCATGTAATATTAAAATAGGCTTTCTAAATTTATCTAACATTTTATTCGCTGCTAATCCCATAACTGCTCCACTATTTTTATCTAAACTATCATCTATAATTCCTATAGCTATTCCATAATTATTATCAAATAAATCTTCATTATCTGATATTGCTTTTGATAAAGGAGCTTGTTTTAATTTATCTTTTTTACAAATATCTAAAACATACTCATAAAAATTTAAATTTACCGAAATTTTATCAAATTTATTTGTAACTTTATTTTTTTTCTTTTTAATTACTGTTGTATAAATTTTTAAACAAAAATCTTCATTTTCTACTAAAGCTCGAAATAATTCTTTTTTATCTTCAAGTTCTCCTATTCTTGCAACAGAATTAATTAATGGAATTATAGAAAAAGATAAATTAAATGGTACAATTTTTTCTTTATTAGGAAAATAATCTTTAAGTACTGTTTTAATAAATCCATTTTTAATATTATTTAAACCTTTAAAAACTATATTTCTAACTTCATTTTCAGAAATATCTGAACCATCAGCTATTTGTCCTAATGCAGCTAAATCATAAAAATCTTCTGCATAATTAGTTTGAAGATATTTATCACAAGCTTGACAAAATTTTAATGATAAACCTGCTCCTGTCAAATTTTTATTTATATCTTTATTTTTACTTATTTGATTATTAATTATTAATAATTCTGGAAATAAATTATTTTCATCTACAATTTCGTGATGGTCAATTACTATTACATCTATTCCAGAATAAATTAATTTTTTTAAATTTTCTATATCATTACTGCCGGCATCAGGAATTATTAAAATATCTGGATTAAATTCATATATTTTATTCATAATCTCATCTGTTAAACCATGTTCTTTTCTATTATGAAGTATATAATTTATATCTATTTTATCTTTTGAGATTTTTTTAATGTAATTAAATAAAATAGCAGATGAAGTATAACCATCTGTATCTGAGTCTATTAAAATTGCAAATTTGCTTAAAAAAGAAATATGACTAAGAAAAACTTTTAAACAAGCTTTAGAACAATAACAGCTAAGTATATCTGTATTATCTTTATCATTAGGATTAAAAAATAAATCTACATCTTGTATTTTTCGATTTTCTAAAATAATTGGAACAATTTTACCATCATAATCTCGACCAATCTGTTTAATTTGAACTTTCATAAAATCCTCCTCATAAATTTATAATTAAATTATATTTTTATTTATATCAGTCTTATTTAAAATGTAAACTTAAAAAGTTAATTAAAAATAAGACTGAATAATTATAAAATATTAATTATATTTATAAAATTATTTATTTTTTGCTTTATTTAAAGTTAAACAAATAATAATTATTAGTGATAACATTAAAATTATACAACCATAAATCAAATATAAAAAGAAAATTAAAAATGATAATATCCAACCTTCTATACTTTCAAAAATATTATTACTATTAGCTAAATCTTCAAATTTTTTAGCATACTTATTTAAAAAATCTATCATATAGCTACTTCTTAAGCATTTATACTTGATAAATTAGCAATTAAACTAGCATATTTTGCAGCTTCTTTTGGTCTTTGTCTTTGTTTTAATTCATATTCATATAGAGCATATAAATTTTGATTATCATCAGTATATAATTTATCAATACATTGATATTCTTTTACATTACTATTCCAATTTAATAAGCAATTTTCACATCTAAGATAATTTTCATAAGTATAATGGCATAAAAAACAAGCATTTTCTAATTCTAAACAAAAATTATTATCATTAAATTTTAAATTTTGAATATATTTAAGATAATACATTTTAGTAATATTTAAACTTTCTTTATTATAATTCATTTCTAACATTTTTATACTTAGCCAATTCCACATTTTTCTATGCTCTTCTATTATTTGATTTTTATTTAAAATTATTGTATTTTCTTTATCTCTTTTAAAATTTGATTTATAATAAAAATTTAATTTAGGACTTAATATTTGTAAATTAATAAAAGACCGAATTTTAATATATGGAATATCATTATTATTATTATTAAACTCAATATCATCTTTATTAACAAAATTTCTTAAAAAATAACTGGCATCATTTTTAGGATAACCTAATAAATTTAAAACATTATAATAATTAAAACATACTTCATTACTTATTATTTTTGATTTAATATTATTAATATCTGAATTTTTTCTACTCATAACTAAACCTCCTAATAATTAATCATTTTTAAAGCTTGATAATCTTTAAGATTTCTAAGTTTTCTTATACTTACTAAAATATCTAATAACCAATCTTGAAATTTTTCTAAATTTTTATCTTCAAGTTTAATAAGTAACCAATACAAGCCTTTTTCATTTAAATAAAAATTACATAAATCATTGTCTACTGAATATTTATATTGCTCTGGAATTTTAGCAATAAATTTATCAGAAATATTAAAAGCTATTTTTAAATCTTTTAAATTTACTAACCATTCATTACTATTTTTATCTTTAATAAAATCAATTCTCCAATCATTATGCTCAAATACTATCATTATTATTACTCCTTCTACTTTATAATTTTTTATTATTTTTATAAGCAATAAAACAAAATACATCATCAATACTAATTCCTATCCAACTTATTATAAAAGCTATTTTTATAGGAATATCAATTATTATAGCAATTCCACTACCTATTAATGTTCCTATTGCTGTTGCAATTTGTGCAGTATTATCATACTTTTCTCTTGTATCTTTATTATATACAAATGACTTTAATTTATTTGTTCCGCAAATAAGATTTTGAGTTATTACACAATACAAAAATGTATCTATTAAATAATATATTATTTTAGTCCATATATTTAATATCATAGTTATATTTAATACTAAATATGTTATACTCTCTAATAGCATTAAAAGCGAATAATATTTATATAGTTTATCTGAATACTTATTCCACATTGGGTTTATTATAATAATTGAAATACATAGTAGTATCTGATTAAGAGATACTATATTAGAAGTTAATCCAGCCATTATATATAAATGGATAGCTGGATAACTCATTGTTAAAAATATATTACTCCATAGTGTTGCTTGTATCAATGGTTGTTTCATATATTTATTTACTTCTTTCTATTAATGGCAAAATATTATCTTCTTTTAATAAATTATAAATGAATTTTCGTCCTTTTTGAGTCCAATATGTGTTAATTGTAGAATGATTAACATCTTGAATATCTGAATAAAAATAAGTTTTAGTTCCTGTATAACCTTTTTCAGCATATTTTTGATACAATATCCAAGTTCTATTTCTTTTAAATTGAACATTCTTTTTATTAAGATACTTATTTAACCAAATAGCTGATTTTCCATAATCTTTAACTATAATAGAAATTGGAACTAAATCTTTACAATTTAATATTACATCATAATAACTAGCTTTAGGTTTCATTTCTTCAATTTGTTGATTTTGAACAATTATAGTATCTGTAAGTTTTTCATTTTTTTCTACTTGTTCTAATAACTGTTTTAATGCATCTTTATAAGTCATTGGTAATTTAGGTTGTATTTGTATCTGTTCTCTCATAACAAAATATTCATCTAATAGTTTATCATAAATATCCCACGCTAAATCTGTATCAAATATTTTTATAAGCTTTGCGTAACCACGTCTTGAGAATATAAATATATGTTCGGCTTGTGTTATGGATTGTTTTGCATAGTCTAAACTTAGTAACAATTCCAACGTGGTAATCTCGTTACCACCTTTTTTTAAATCTATAAAATCAATATTTTCTTTAAAGTGGTCAATATTTCTTAAAACTGATTTTCTTACTTCTCTCATTTCAAAATTGTGCAATTCTACTACTGTTTTATCTGATATACATTTTTGATTTTCTCCAAATCCACCGTATATTATAGGTATTTCTTTATTCATAAAAATTTGATTACCATTTATTTTCAATTCTTCCATGTTTTATCTTCCTTAATTAATTTTTATTTAATTAAATCTTTTAGTATTAAATATATTATTACAAATATAAAAAAGAATAAAAACATTTTACCTAACATAATTATAAATATTATTAAATCTAATTCTATAGCTGACATATCTAAACAACCTTTCTTATTTATTATATTTATCTATTATTTTACGGTAAGTTTTTTCTCCTTCTCCTTTCTCTTCAAACTGTATATTTATACATTTTTCTGTATATTTATACA